AACTTTTAGATCTGGTGGCAGTCTCGATACTGCTAAAAATATTGAACGTGAATTAGGAATTGTTGTCTAAGTATTTAATCCTAAATAAGTAATTAATTTAATATTTAATTTTTAATATTTTTTTATTCATATAATATATATATATGAAGATTAATTTAGAAAAAGCATGTATAGGATTTTTAATAGGTATCTTATTATTTTGTGTTTGTAATAAGATGTTTTTAGTAGAAGGAGTTACCACCCCTGATAATATTGATGCTTTGTGTGCATCTTGCCTAGAAGAAAGACCTAATAACGCGTGTATAATGCCAAGTGGGGCATGCGCGGAGCAACCCGATTCCCATACATGCGAGGGTGTGGACGGCATTTGGTGTGTAAGCGAAGAATCTTGTGCATCATTTATTGAAGATGCTACGGAATGTACTAAGCGTGCTACCAGAGATGCTTGTGATACTTGTGTCGGCGCGCACTATCAAGCTAAAGCGAGAGCTGCGTCTTGCGATGAACATGATATAGAATCTATATGTGCGGAGGCATTTCCCGATGGACCTGCTCCTGTACCATCACCGCCTGCTCCTGTACCATCACCACCTGCCCCGACGCCACCTGCTCCCGGACCGACAGATGAAATATGTAGTAACTTGACAACGGACCCTAATGCATGTTTGCAAGATGATGGTGTCCCTTACGGATGCGCTGCTATAAATAGTAGGTCATATGATGCCGTTAAAAAGGGATATGTATGGTTTTGTAATAAAACCATAGAGGATAGTGAGGGTTGCGATAGATTACCAGAGGATGAATTCAAATGGTGTCCATCTAAAAACGAACCTGCGCCAGAACCTCCCCCCCCTCCACCATCGCCATGCACTAGTCCCATCTCACCTCCAGATGATTTTCCTGGATATATTCAAATCAATAATATTACAGATAAAACTATAACTCTATGGTATGATACAAAAACCGGAGGCGGACAAAAAATGAAACAGACAGATAATGAAGGTAATGTAAGATTTAATGAAGGTTGCGTTACGCGAGTAGAACCAAATGGGTATAGAATGACACCTAATAGTTCATTATTTATAAAATTTATAAGGGGTGATGAATGGGAAAGTTTTGGAATGTGGGCCACTTATAATGATATAAGAGGGCGAGAAGTTACAGGTTCAATGGCGGCGCCGAATGTCCAGAGGATACTTGAATTAACTAAAGTGTTGCGAATGCCAAGGAACATATTTTTCAATAATAGCTATGTTGACGGTTTTAACGGTACCAACTCATATATAGTATATAAAAATAAAAAGAAGGATGAAATTCTTATAAATAAATCTCAACCTTGTAATCTTAGATATATTAATGATAAAGAAACTTGTGAATCTATTGGAGGACGATGTATGAAGCAAACTACAGTTGCGGAAGGATCCAGCAGCGATCAACAAGTATGGACTTGTACTAATCCAAAGTTTTGGGCGAATGAAAAATTAGGATTGGAGCCGGGCGCTATGGCGGGAACAGGATGTCCCGAGGCAGATGGGCGAAATACTTGCGACTGTTTAGAAACATGGTATAATAATTATAAAGGTCCCAATACAAATTATGATTGGCCCACGTGTAAAAATGAAAACGGTGAACAAGAAAAATGCCCCCGTCTATGGTATAGGAGTCTCCGTGAAAAATGCCCCAGTTCTTACTCTTGGGCATTTCAAGAGAAAGACCCTGTAAATATATATGATTCAAAATATCTACAAGATACAAATTGGTGTCCTGGAACTTTTGGTGGGAATAATCAGAAATTACAGGAAAAATTAGAAGGTGAAAATATTTTTCGAGTTTCTAAAGCTTTAGAGACCGCTGTTATGGGAGATGACGACGAGTCCCCTGTAATAATTGTAGATATTGAATATATATGGGATCCACAAGATTGCGATGAAACTTGGAGGAACTAAATCAAGACTTTTTCATCTATTTCTCTATTTCTATCTCTTGTCATTCTATAGATTTGATAAGGTAATATAAAAAATAATATTGTTCCTAATAAGATGCTACTAACTCCTTTTTTATAAGTCGGTATATTTTTAAAAACTTTTATCTCATTCATAAATGATAAAAAAGCAAATATGACACCAAAACTACTTATCCATAACCATATTAATTCACCGTCTATAAATTCCATATAATATATAATATAAATTTTTAAGGTTCCTCGCTATATTCAAGCATATCAATGCTTTCATGAGTGGTTGTTTGATTATTCTTAACGACACTTATGCCTGTCATTGAGAGTGATATGATAAACAATAGTAGAATGATAAAAGCTACTATAGGATGTGATTCTTCACTATAAAGGGGGTCGCTTTCGCTACCTGAAAGCGAATAATGAAAATAATTTACATGATATAAAATACCACCTTGAAGAATAAAGATATAACCATAAAAGAGATAAGATAGTTTTTCTGTTACAGATTCAATTTGAGGGTTTTGAATTATATAATAAGAATCTTTTCGAAGTTTAAATACTACAATACATATCAAAAGGATAATACTAAGGATAGAAAACGTATTAATCATATCTGTATCCGTTGAGAACATGATTTCACTCATTTTTTGTTTAAAATTGTTTAGCGAATACAATAATTCAAATTATCAAATTTATCTTAAAAATTTTAAGATATTCTTCATATTTCTTTTACCCTTGAATAATTTAAATCTTTTACCAGAAACTCTTACTAATGCTGGATAAGTCTGAATTTCATATTTATCAGCAAGTTCAGGATTTTCAGGTCCATTGAATATTTTAGTCTTTAAACCTCTCTTTTTTAAAAGTTTAGGCCATAAGGTATCTTGAAAATCATCGCACCAGTTACAACCATCCATTCTAAAATAATGTAATTCATATTTAAAATTCGGTTTTCTTTTTTTTGATTTGCTTTTTTTTATCCTTTTAGTTCTTTTTAATCTTTTACGAGTATATTTATTTAAACTCTTTGAAACCATATATGCAATCATATATATAAAATAGTATATATATTTTATTTAAAGAATGAATCATTATTAATATTAAATGCAAGACATCATTGATGCCGTTGAAAAAGAAAAAGATAATAGATTTCAGAAATCATGGACCAAACTTGATAAAGGATCAAAATTAAATCGTTTATCTCTTTTCATCGAAAAAGAAACCGAAGATAAAGAACTAAGTGAAGATTCACGGAAAAAACTTAAGAAATTATTATTTCATGTTTGTGAAAATGGTTTATTAAATAAAGTAAACGACGTTGAATACAGCGACGAAACATATGAAATAATAAGTATTAAAAATTTAATTTATGATGAAGATAAAAAATCATATTCATTTAATCTACCTAAAAAGGCAGTGAAACCTACTGCTAAATCTAAATCTAAAATTGATAGACATTTTTCGCGAAGTAAAGAAAATAAAGATAAGAAATAAATTATTTAATATTTTTTAATAAATAAAAACCAATCATACCCATAAATAAATAATAAATTAAATATAAGATATCTTTTTTAATATATTTTTTAACTATAAAATCACTAATACCGAATCCAAATATATATATAAATACCCAACCAATTTCACTATTCATTTATATATAAAATATATTTAAAAGTCGTCATCATCAAATGATATGCTATTATTTTCACTATCAATATTTGGATTTGCTTTGTTACTATATTCTCCGACACGCTTTTCAAAGAAGTTTGTTTTTCCCTGAACTGAAATCATTTCCATCCAATCAAATGGGTTTTCACTGTTATATATCTTTTCTAAACCAAACATGAGAAGTAATCTATCAGCTACATACTGAATATATTGAGACATTAGATTTGAATTCATCCCAATTAATTCGCAAGATAATGATTCAGTAATAAATTCTTTTTCAATCTGAACAGCATTAATAATAATTTCTTTAATGATATCTGGATTTGGTTTATCTATTAGATTTTGATACATTAAGACAGCAAATTCTGTATGTAATCCTTCATCGCGTGAAATAAGTTCATTACTATGACATAATCCAGGCATTAATCCTCGCTTCTTTAACCAGAAGATTGAACAGAAAGCCCCCGAAAAGAATATCCCTTCAACAGCAGCAAATCCTATAACACGATGAGAGAAAGGAGAATTTTCATCACTAATCCATTTTAATGCCCAATCGGCTTTCTTTTTAATACTTGGCACATGATCTATCGCATTTAAGAGTTTTGTCTTTTCTTCAACATCTTTAATATAGGTATCAATAAGAAGAGAATAAGTTTCACTATGAATATTTTCCATTGCTATTTGAAAACCATAAAAGAACTTAGCCTCAAGTATTTTAACTTCTTGACAAAATCTCTCAACTAAATTTTCATTGACGATACCATCTGAAGCAGCAAAGAATGCTAAAATATTTTTAATAAAGAATTTTTCATTATCATTTAACTTAACCCAGTCATTTGTATCCTTACTTAAATCTAATTCTTCTGCTGTCCAGAAATTTGCTTCTGCTCTTTTATACATTTTCCAGAAGGGTTCATGTTGAATCGGGAAAATAACATATCGGTTTTCTTCTTCATTGAGCATGGGTTCCTCTATTGATTTATTTTCCATATCACTCATTTAATAATTCTATTTATAGTTAATTATTTAAATTGGTTTAATAAAATCAAATTTTAAATACAATTTTTTAATGAATTTATAGTCAAATTATTTTTCCCTTGATTTCTTAGTTTTTCTTTTTACTTTCCGGCTTTTCTTCCTTGATTTATTTTTTTTCTTTCTTCTAACTGAGATTGACCGAAGATTACGCCACCCACCTGCTTTTTGAGATTCAGCCTTTTGAGATTCAGCCTTTTGAGATTTAGCCTTTCGAGATTTAGCCTTTCGAGATTCAGCCCGAGATTTAGCCCGAGATCCAGGCTTTCGAGATTCAGGCCGAGATTCAGGCTTTTGAGATTCAGGCTTTAGAGATTCAGCTCGAGATTCAGGCTTTTGAGATTTAGCCCGAGATTCAGGCTTTAGAGATTTAGCCCGAGATTCAGGCTTTCGAGATTCAGGCTTTCGAGATTTAGCCTTTTTAGCCTTAGATTTATTCCCAGACCTCTCTTGAGATTTATTCCCTCTACTATCAGGCTCAGGCTCAAGATCAGGCTCAAGATCAGGCTCAAGATCAGGCTCAGGCTCAAGATCAGGCTCAGGCTCAGGCTCAGGCTCAGGCTCAGGCTCAGGCTCAGGCTCAGGCTCAGGCTCAAACATGTCTTCCCAACCAATATCAGGCTCAGTCTCAGAAACAGGCTCAGTCTCAGAAACAGGCTCAGGCTCAGGCTCAGACCCCAATTCATCATCATCATCAACCCATGATGATAGTTCTTCTTTGCCATAATTTCCACTGGGTCCACCAACTCCATCCGAGAATGCCTCCATGCGATCATATTTCTGTTCAAATCTACCCGATCCAGTAATACATCTTTTAACCATTCCCCACATTTCTGTCACGAAAGGTTTAACTATAGTTTGACAGAATTCATCTCTTACTGGAAGAGATGAAGCCCATATATCATCAGTCTTTTTAGTATTCTCATTGAAGAATTTATAATCTTGTTCTTTACCAATTGGTGGTGGCTCCACACTACCTGATGAGGGTGCTTTTCCCTTATAGTATCTTTTACCCTCTTTTTTAGAGATATCATTTATCCATATTGGTTTTATTGGACCTGGATCAATTTTTTTAGAATTCGCAGCAGCAGCAGCAGCTGTTTCTGGTCGGTCCATATACCAAACACCACCAACATCGGGAATTGCATATTGCATATATTTTTTAAAACTTCCTCCGGGTGAAGGCATGCGTGGATTTATCTGTTCTGTTAGTATTTCTTCATCTATTGCAACCCATTTATAAGAACGCAACCCCTCCTCTTCTTTTCGTGTTTTCGGCAATAATCTATGCGGAAATACTTCGTAGCCCCCACATTTATCTGCCAATCCCTGTAATGTTACACTACTATCTATATCATTAGCGATACATCCTATAAACTCTCCTTCTGATCTAAATTGGTCGCCGCTAATAATATATACATCTTCATAAGTCCCCAATCTACCAAATAACCACAACAATAACAAATCATCTGGGGATCCACATGTGTGAATGGCTTTATTATCTTCACGATGGTGGTGACTAGGGTTACATTTGCTTGGTCTTTTTTCTGGTGCGGGCCAGAAATCAGCGCGTTTTGGGGTGGCGAGAGTGCCTGGCCACCAAATTTGAACTCTTAAAAGAATATTTAATAAATCCGAATTAGTATCAAATTCAGATTTATCAGATTTATTAAATATTTTTCGTGGGTCCATTGGTTTTGTACTGCCTAAAACAATATAAAATAAAATTGGTCTGTTATTTTTCGCAGCCTGAGTATCTGGTCTAATATCATATATATGTTTTTCAACACTATATAAATAAACAGCCAGTCTACCTACATCACTATAGTTAGTCAGATCCAATTCCGCCAAGGACGCGTTATTGAGCGCAGCAATAGCATTTGCCAAATCTATAAAAACATGTATTGGTTTTGGTGGTGGAGGCATATTATATTATATTATATTATAAATATATTTATTTTTTATGATTAATAATTATTCATCATAAGATAAAAGAATAATTAATGTTCATATTAAGAAGAAAAAGAACAATTTTTGTTCTTAATAGGATGAAAAATAAAAAAAAATTTGATTTTGTGATATGATTGCCAATCATATACACAAACAAACACACCCAAGGAATCAAAGCATCTTATACTAACAGCAACTCAGTTAATTAATTACCAGAGTAAGAGTAGTTCAGAGAAGCAACCAGTTCAGAGAAGCAACCAGTTCAGAGAAGCAGTAAGAAGGATGTCGCTTTCTCGTAGCGCAACTGTTGGTCCGACCAAGGACTCCATCATGGACACGATGAAGATGTATGCTGATAAGTGGTCAAAGGACTATCCGTATAATATGACTCAGACGACCATGTTCCGGGAGTGGGTTCCAAAGGAGGAAGTGGATTTCACTGCGGCATATCAGAGTATCGGATTTGATCAGATCTTCACCTCCGAGAAGGTTTGCCTCAAGATGATGGGACAATACAATTCAAACATGCTTTACCGCGATTCTCTCGGGGAGTGCAAGATCCCTATCTTCAGTGACGACGAGTTCACCGTCCAACATCCTATGGGCGCACCCGGTATGCATCTTGGCCCTGGTCATGGTTCTAAGGCTTCTCATCTGATGATTGTCCGGCATACAGAAGATGGACCAGTCACCTTCAACGAAATGATCCCTTCTTCACCAGAAGAGACCTCCGACTTGAGAAAGCGTCTAGATGTCCTTAACATTGCTATCCAGAATATTAAGGATAATGTTCTTATCTCAGAGTGTGGGCCAAAGGTTATGAAGCGTGCTACAAGGGGGTGGGCAAAGGACGAAGAACCAGATCAACCACTAGGGGATGTCAAGACGATGACTATTCGGGAATACATGGTGAATGTTATCACCAAGATGCCCGAAGATATCCGTAATGGGCGACCCGGATATGTTCTTGAAGACACATCAGAACATGATGTTACCCTCTATCCTGTATCAATAAGGCATCTCATTGATTCTCTTTATGATGGAGAGAATATGAAGGCATTTAAGGCGATCCAACCTCCGACTGAAAATAGTCAGTTTCTTTCCCATATCCATTGCTTTCTGCTTCCAGATGGAGTAGTTCCAGAGTGTATGCGCAATACTTACTATGACTGTGAAGAAATTTACGAAAATAAGGTAGCTCTACTGGCGCAGGCGCAAGTAGAAAAAGAAGATGAAGGGGCGATGCTATCTCGTCAGAGTAGTGTTGCTGTTTAAAGGAACCGCCTAGATTAGAATTAGATTAGATTAGATAAATACATTTAGATATTATTTTTTATGTTATTAATTATACGATGATATATTATTTATTTGATTTAGATGATACACTGCTTATACATCCGAAGAATTTACCGTTGAGTTATAATATGGTGAAGTCAGATAATAAATTAGATCATTTATTAAGTAAATGTAATGGTGAATGTTATATTTATACAAATGGTACTGGAGGACATGCTTTAGAATGTATTGAAAGAATGAAAATAAAAGATAATTTTACAAAGATTTATAGCAGAGATACATTACCATTTATGAAACCAGATTTTAGATCATTTAAAAGTGTTCATGATGATATTTACAGAAATAATAATAATGATATTTTTTTCTTTTTTGATGATCAATTAGCAAATTTAAAAACCGCAGCAAGTTTAGGTTGGGTCACATTCTGGATTAGTCCAGATTATATAAAATCAATTGATTATCCATTTGTCACAATGGCGTTTTCAAATATATATGATTGTTTAACATATTTAGAAAATAAATATTAGATTTATATTATAATGTTAGATCAATCAATTGTAAACGATGAATCATTTAATAATCATATATGTACAATCTGTATGAAAGAAGATTTAAATGATGAAGAAATTTATTTTACAAATTGCGATCATGAATTTTGTAAATCGTGTTTAGATGATTGGTTTCAAAGAGGTAATCAATCTTGTCCTTTATGTAGAACTGAAATAGATACTTATAAATATAAAGATGAAAATTATAAATTAATAATTCATGAAACTATTAATGAAAATGAAACACAAATTAATTTAGATAATACAAGAGAATTGAGAAGATTATTAGATACAAATACAATATTTAGAACATTAGCAAAACAAAATGCGAGATTAAGAATTTATTTATTTTTAACAATGTCAGGGTTTTTGCTTACTTTTAATAATTATTTATCACTGATGAATAGCTATAGTGAATTAAATAAAGAATATAACGGATGTATGAATGATAATACAAATTTAACTGATTATTTAAATAATTGTTTAGACTCAAATTTAATATCTGGTTATTACGTTAATATTCATGATGGTAGATTTTTAAGGAGGTGTTTTTATCCAAGTTCTTTATATGATAAATGTTTTGAATAAATATCTAATTAAAAGTAATGAATGGTGTTATTTTTTTAACAATCCTTTTAGCAATCTATTATTATATCTATCAAGGGTTCTATGATAGATTTGAAGAGAAATATCACTATTATTTTTATGGATTTATAGCGATTTATATAATATTATTGTATATCTATCATTTTGAATATATATTCTTTTATAAGATTATGAAAAATGTACATGATGTAAATAATACGCCATTATATTCATTTAATAGTATGAATTCGAATGCCGAATTATTTCAATCACAATATCCAAATTTTAATATTAAAGAAACACTATTAAATAAACAAAATGGTAGATGTTACGCATGTAGTAATTTTATAATGAAAGACGATTTACAATATTGTAAACTGAAATATAAAAATGATCTTAGAAATGGTGGTCAAAATAGTATTGAAAATATAGGATTAGTATGTAGTGGGTGTTTCGGATTTTCTTAAACTTTCTCTTTGAATATATTTTATAAGATTAAAAATCTTAAATAAAATATAATTAGATATTAATATGTATTCACAACATGGAGGAGCGACAAGTGCTCAGCCGACACCGCAACCGGCTTCTCAGCCAAAACCACAATCGACAACTCAACCACAACCAGCATCTCAGACTAAGCCCGGACCAGTACCAAATTCAGATACAGAGATTAATTCTATGACAGTTCAGAGTTTATTATCAAGTGTTGGGATTAAATCATCAAATCTGGATGATTTACTTGAAGGGACTGTTGTAGAAGTCGAAAGTCGTGTCGCCATGATTAAAGAAAAAGTAGATGAAAATGATAGAAAAGTTGAAGAAAAAAGAGCTGCATTAGAAATTAAATTAAATGAATTTAATAAAAATTTAGCAGCACAAGAAGATTTATATAATTTTGGAGGGGGTGAAAGCCCTAGTAATTTATTCGTTCAATTAAAAGTTCATAGAGGGAACTTTGATACTGGTGTTCTTGCTTTTAAAGATAGTGCTATGCACAAGGCCGCAGAGAAGTGGGTGACACCGAGTGATTCAAATGAGGGTAGTGTCGGATACCGTCTCCGTAATAGTTTATCCAATAAAATGAAAGGAACAGAATCATGGTTAGGAATACCTTCTTTATCTGATACATATAAATTATCTTCACGGATGTCAAAAGAATCATTTTTAAGTTTATTAAAAACAACTCGCATTTTTGAACAAGAAACAGAAGAAAATACATATCTAGCTATAGTTAAAGATATTCAGACTAAACGAGCAGGTGGTGCGGGTGGCAGCGGAGGTCCAGATGTTTCTGTAATTAATCAGGGTTTAAGGGAATTACAAGAAAAATATATCATTCAACTTCAACAGTTATTAAATGGTGTTGGTGCGGATAAACCTTATTATACAGGAGTGCGACAATATGCAGTTGTTGGAGGATATGAAACAGATAACAGAGAAGGATTTCTTCAGATGCCAGTTATTATGAATAGTAAAAGATATAATGATATGAAATCTAAATCTGAATTATTTTTAAGACATGAAACAGTAGACGATAATCAACGCTATAGAGGTGTATATATGGCGCAACCAGGTAACGCAAATGCCACTGATTTAACACTAGATCAAGTCCGAAGTGCTCACCAAGCTGGGCTACCAGCCCCTCCTAATGATAAGACCAATATTATTAGAACAACGGGTGGAAATTTTGCCTTACATGTGTCACGAGACCTTGGTAATGGTCATAGTGCCGATGATTTTAAATTAACCAAACCAGTTAATTTGGGTGATGTTAAACAAATAGACAAAGATGCTTTTGAAAAAATAGTATCAGAACAAACAGTATATGATGGAGGAAATACACCACCTGATGTAAATCAATCAACTATCCAAAGCGTAGTGCGCGCTGTTTATAGAGGTAATGGAACGCAAGTTGCTGCGGCAGATGCCAGCGCATGTTTAGCTGGATTAATTCCTTTTGATGAATCAATATTTACAAACTTACTCCAAGAAAAAGCAGATGGTCTTGTTCAATCACAGACATCTGATGGCGTCACCGACAAACCTATAATGTGGAGAGGAAAATCATATTCATTAAGAGCTGGAGCGACAAATAGTTTATTTGGTGTAAAAGACGCACTTAAAAGTGGTCAGGATACCGGATCGGGTCAGGTTTTCCCTAAATTAGATAAACTTAAAGATCCGTCCGAAACAAACATGATAACAGCCTTAGAATTAGAAAAATTATGTAAAGATTTTCAAACAAAACTTTCTGAATGTAATGATGGTGGTGCTGGTAATAAAGGTTGGCGAGGATTGGGTTGGTTATTCACACCTTCTCAAGATGGCCAAGTCGGTGGATGTTTTAATCCTAATTATCTTGGTGGTGCTAAGAATCTACATCTCGTAGACAGTCAAGGGAAAAAATTTATTGTAAAGACTGCAGAAGGTCAAAATGGTGGGGGATTAAAATTAGAAAATGTTATTGTGGCATTTGGCGGCGCCAACGTCGACACCTCAGCTGTCGCTAATAATATTACGGCTATTCATACCTCTGGTGGTGCGTCGCGGAACAGATTTGACCAATCACGGGCCGCATATACCGGCAACGGTGGGGGAAATTTCTTATATACAAGAGATAATCCAGGAGTAGACTGGAATGCGGCTAATGGAGGCGGAGCCGCAACTATACATGATATAGCTGAAATTACCAGAAGAAGATGTATTTTATTTTTATTTCATTTCTTAGAAAAAGCATTTGATGCTCAATGGTATACCGATCCGGGTAATGGTCAGGGTCTATATAAAGTTTTTATTGACAAAGAAGAAGTATATAAAAAATTAAGTGACTGGGATCAGGTGGAGAAGTGGTGGTCATATACTTCTACAGCTGAAGCATGTACAACTCCAGATGGTGTTGTTTGTTCTTACAATGGAGAAAAGAATCCTGCTGTAGCATGGAACAATGATAATCCATTATATCCTGAAAAATTATCACCTCAAGATTGTTTATTATGTTTTGCGAGACATTTATTTATAGGTAAAACTAACACGGTAGATAGTATTTTAACGAAGCCCCGTCACGCACATGAAGATGAAGTAAAAGTGTGGGATATTATTGAAGAATTTTTACCGAAATTTTATCGTTGTGCTTTAGTAATTAAACACAAAGAAACTGTTAAAGATTTTTATACTAAACTTGAAACACATTATACTAAGTCTTCTGTTCTTTCTGAAGCAAAAACGATTAAAGATGAGAAAAAAGAGGTTGCTACAGCTTTACAAACTGAATTATTAAATAGTTATCCACCAGATATGTATCGTGATTTAATGATACGAATGTATGATAAAGATCCACAAGTGAAAGAGGAAAGAAAAAGATATTGTTGTTGTGAAAATGAAATGCAGCCATATAAGGGTGATGGTCAAAGACCTAATTTTCAACAGTGTAGCATATGCGCTGTAGCTCATTATTTCTTTGATATACCTGAAGCGAGAGATTCATATGATTTTAAAACATATGGTCACCAACAGAGGGATGTTGCGCAGGAGTATATTGCTGGTGGTACCCTTCGATTTTCGGCTGAAACGACCGCAAATAACGTACCCGGCGGGTTCAACTACCCACAACAATTTCACGTCCGAAAGGAAGCAAAAGATGATTTTAACCATGTTTGTAGCGATTGGAACGAGTTTGAATGGCCGAACGGGAATCGTCCATCAATATTTAAGCTAGATACACCAGGTGGTGATAATATTAAAGGATCAAAATTCATTATAAATGTTGAACAAAAAAATTCTAAGAGCACTGCTGTTGTAGCTTTTGATAAAAAAAATAATAGTAATAAATATGGTATATATGTAGCAAATGATGATACCGAGTATTCGATTCAATTAGCGAAACATAAAATACAATGGCCTAAGTCATTTCTCTCACAAACGGGTCACCCCGCGCCCGCGACCACTACAGGAGTACGGATTGGTTTAGACGGATTTCGCGAAGGTGAATATATCATATTAAAAAATCCAGACCCACCAGATTCTACTCTCACTGTTAAAAGAAAATCGCCTTCTCAAAAACACTGCTTAGATGGAGTTCCACCTTATCCAATTAAACACCTCGCTTATAAAGCAGTTATTCAAGATGAAGCACCTTTATTTCTTGATATGCAGAGTGTTCATGGGAAAGCAAAAAAAATCATCATAGATTTTATTTCTGGTTGGGAAGCAAAAAAAGAAAGATATGATATATCTAAAGCGGGGGCAAAGAAAGAACCAACTCCTTCAGAAGGAGATAAATCTGCCGAAGGAGATAAACCAGGTTCTACTTCTCCCGGAGAGGGTGCTACCACGCCAGGAGGAAAACAAGGAGTAACGCCTACTTCAACCACAGGTGATATATCATCTGATAAGGCTGTAGCCGATAGTGTATTACCTTTTAAAGAAAAAGAATTAGATAAACCATCAGTAACTTCACTCGAACAAGCAAAAAGCAAACAGGTTGTTGAATTTTCTGATTATCAAAAATTAGAAGATGAATACAAAAGAGTTGAAAGAGAAATGAAGCGCAAAAATGAATTATTAAAATCTATGGTAGCTGAATATAGGAGTAATAATTTAGTACAACAGGGTGATATGACAGAAAATAGAATCAAACGGGATTCAGACAATAAAAGAAGAATCTTATTGGAGCGTAGAATTAGAGATTTACAAAGGAAAGAGAAGCAAAGACTAGACACTTTGATGATTGCCATGACAAGGATGAAGAAAAAAGAAGAAATGTATGTAAAACAAATGGAAGAAATGGAAAATTTAAAAGAAGAAAAAAGGCGTTCTCAGATGGAAGCTAATATGCACGGTATTGTTGCTAGTGAAATAAATTTAAATCATCAATATCAAACAAGTCTTCAAGAAGCCAAATTAAGGAAAGCACAGGCAAAATATCTTGGATTATCTGATAAATCTGTTCATTCTGAATATGAACTAATGAGAATGAAATCAGATGTTAAAGAAAGAAGAAATGTACCTCATATTTTTTCCGAAGACAAGAAACCTAAAAGAACTCAAAGTAGGAAGAGAGCAAATAAAAAAGGGAAACTAAAAGGTAAAAGAACGCCTAAAAAGAATAAAAAGACAACAGATTAAAAACAACAGATTAAAAACAACTAAATCTTTTCTTTTCTTTTTCAGGTGACAATTCAGACCACTCTTGAATAGTATAATTATCACTCATTGAAAGATTGCATCTAGCGCAGATCGGTTTTAAATTTTCAATATCTAATGTCCCACCTTTAGATTCGGGTTTATCATGACCAACATGAAAATCAAAAACGGTCATATTATTTTTACACCATCTAACATAACATTTACTTTCATATTTTTTACCAACTGTTGTTAACCAACATTGTTCTCTAACAGCTTTTGGAATATTTTGTTTGCGTGTCATATTAATATAATATTATCCATATCTATTTAAATATTATTTTTGATATTTAAATGATACCATGACAGATTCAAATCAGATTGTATCTATAACAAGATGTATTTATATCCCTAAGTTTGATGAATCAAAAGATGAATATATAGATATTTCACCTTATAAACCATATGAAAGAAATGCTATTCAATACGAATGTCGTTGTAGAGCGGGTAGCGTTCTAACAAATACAACTACATTTAAAAAACATATTAAATCTAAAACTCATAAAGATTTCATACAAAATTATAAAAAATATTATGCTGAATTGGATTCAGTAAAAGAAACGATTAAAGAATTAAGAATTGAAAATGAATTTTTAACGAGAAAGAATATTAAATTACAAAAACAGATAGATGAATTTGAACAGGAAGAATTTCATGATGTTGAATAAAAAAAAATATCTACTATAGTATAAATGGTTTATAAGAAATCTAAGCGCAGCAATAAAAAAAGTGGAAATACAAAACGCAGAAATACTAAACGTAGGAATACGAAACGTATAAATATGAGAAGCAGAAATTATAAGAAACGTAAAACCAGAAGCAAATCAAACAGAAAAAATATTCAAAAAGGAGGAATGCAGGAATTCACACAAGCCGTCGCTTCAATCTTCGCTCCTAAAGATAGAGCTTGGGTTGGAGGTAGAGGGATGGGTATTTTAGTAAGGGAGGGGGAGGGCGATCGCGGTATTAAACCTTATGTTTTCCATACAGAAGCCGTCACCTGGACGCTAGACGGCCGTTTGACAATACCTAGTGGAAGTTTTATAAATTTAGAATCACCACCTGGCACAGGTGTGCTCGCGGCCGCGGGGAAAGGAAATCATATTTTCCGGAGCGCCAATGCCGGACAAGATAGTCAGTTGAGCCGGGCACTGTCTGATATAAGGAGTTCTCAAATTATAGGGACGCCTGAGGTATTCGGAGTTGCCAAGGATCAAGCGATGAGGGGGTGTACAAATGCGGATACTTTGAGTTTAAGGAAAATGTGGGAGGGTGAACTATATAAACTACATGGTCAGACTTATAAATTAGCAACCGGACCAGAAAATTATAAATTATATCAAATTGTGCAATAATTGTTTAAATTATATTTTTATTTTATGAATTTTATTTAATTATGTCTAATATCTTTTTAGAATCAATGACTACCGATGATTCATTATCTTCATTAAATGATACAAGTGATTTAACAAGGATGGCTTATAGTAATAAAAGTTCAGATATCCCTCTAAGAAACAGTTCTATGAAAGATAGATTTGAGTCTGATACATTTATTAATCATAAAGAAAGTTTTGAACAAAATAATTCTCGTATTAATTCATTAAATGATGAAATTAGAGAATTAAAAAGCAAATTAAGATTAGTTTATGAAAAAGATGATGAAATTCAAAAGTTAAAAAATGAATTAGCCCAACATGAATTAAAATTAAAGGATTCCGAAAGATATCAAAATGATAATATTCGTTTAAGATCAGAAAATGATTCATTAAAACGAGAATTAGATATGCTAAAGATAACGGGTTTAGAAGTTGATAAATATAAATCTGAAAATACTTTGTTGAAAAAGAAAGTAATAGAATTATCTAAAGTAGATTCTACTAAAGATGATATTCATGAATTATTGGATGAATCAAATAATTTAGATTCTGTAGAAAAAGTCCCCGTGGATGTAACAAGACTAAAAAGTGTGTTGTACAATAGATTAAAATCATATCATGAAAATCATATTGAGAGTTTAATCTTACAATATGATTTAAATGAAAAAACCGAAATTGAAAAAAATGTAATGGAAAAAATACTCTTAGAAGCTATTCACGTTTAGATACTATTACACGGTTTATTTGTCTGCTTTCATAGATATCATAAATTCACCAAATCCAAATGTTAATGCGATTATAAATAATAATGCGAATAATTTATCTCTTGTTCCATTAATTTGATATAAGATAGATACAGTATATGATATATATAATAATGTGACTATCCCACCATATTTAGCGACACGACAACCAAATGCTTCATTATTTTTATTACTTCCTTTATTACTTGTTTCTTCTTTGAATGAACATTTTTGGAGAAACAATGATTCTATCACAAAGTTGAAGAATAATAGTATAAACAACATAATGTAAATGGGAATATTACTGCTACCAACTCCTAAAGTATCGGAAAAAAGAGCTATACTCCCACCCGTGCTATAATTCATAAATAAAATAAACAACAATAATAAGAATAAAGTTGTTGTAATCGTTCTAACAATATATTTATTACTGGATGATGTATCTGATTCACCCCACTCAAAATTTCCAGTTACGAGTCTATTAAACAATACATCTGATGTCATAGGGATACTGCTACCAGATCCATATATTGATGATAATATATTAATTTCATTAACAAATACAACAATAATAGGTAACATTATCACAAATAAATATTTCAGATTGTCATTTAAGAAACCTAATATAGGAACTTCTGAATCCATTTTACTTAATAAAATTATCATTAACATGATAACGGTGAATAAATATGATAAAACAAAAAATACCATTGCTCTTTCATTTTGGGTTAAGTAATCTCCGTCTCCATCTTTTTTCCATTTTATCATTGGATTACCATTTAAAAAATCCCATGACCAACCTTTACAGTCTTTATTTTCCGTTGCTTTTTTTGATAATTGTTGTATTAGCGTTGCGCCGATCCAAGTCACGGATATTATTAAAACTAGCATTTTTTTATTGTAATCTAAGGATGTTTCGGCTACGATTACAGAGGATAAAATGATTACATTACCGATCATCCATTTATCAATTACCGCTGTATCCAATTGTTGTATCATTATTATAATAGTTATGACTACAGCTAAAACAGAAGTCAGTGTATTTTTATATTCCGTAGAAATCATATTTATATAATATGAATCATAAAAAAAAATAAATTAATAAATTATTCACCATCAGATTTGAACTGAAGAACTATTAATCTATTTGATTAATCGCTTTTCCATTTAAGCTAATGAATATAACATGGTAGCGGTGGGATTCGAACCCACGAAGCATATGCAAGCGATCTTGAGTCGCTCCCCTTTGACCGCTCGGGAACGCTACCTTCGACTTATAAAAGTCTTTACCCTTATGGGTAATTTACCCTATGTGGGACTCGAACCCACAACCTTCAGATTAGAAGTCTGACGCGCTATCCAGTTGCGCCAATAGGGCTTTTGCTTTCTTCCTAAGAAAGACTTATGCTCCATCCTATGGAGACTTATGCTAGAGGTGGGATTTGAACCCACGAAGCGTGTCGCAAGCGATCTTAAGTCGCTCCCCTTTGACCAAACTCGGGAACCCTAGCTTTAACGATAAGATACTTTCTTACCGAGTTTGTTAAGGTAACTACACCTCCTCCTCCAGCTGGGTTCGAACCAGCGACCTATCGGTTAACAGCCGAGCGCTCTGCCAACTGAGCTATAGAGGAAAGTATCACGAGGGGGATTTGAACCCCCGACCACTCGGTTAAAAGCCGAGCGCTCTAAACCATGCTGAGCTACCGTGACGATGGTTATATTATAATTGCGCCCTACATATAATTTTACCTTTTATTTCCGTATGACGATAAAACTTAATATATTATTGATAATCCATTATCATATATATATATCAGTTATACCGAATCGCTTAAGACCGATTAATCTAGTATCACGAGAGGGATTTGAACCCCCGACCACTCGGTTAAAAGCCGAGCGCTCTAAACCATGCTGAGCTACCGTGACAAAGTATCCTGAGCGGGACTCGAACCCGCGACCTCGAGCTCATAAGACTCGCGCTCTAACCAACTGAGCTACCAGGACACAAATAAAACTAATTTGAGAATTTATATCATTCTCTACTACAATCTATATTGTAGTCTTATCTTTAAATATCTTATCTTAAACGCAACCGAACATTAATTGTTCTTTAAGAACAAAATTTATAAAAAAATTTGATTTGGTGTTCATTGTGTTTAATTACATTACAATCAAACAGCTAAATAAAAGGAATATATATATTATCAGAGTCAGCAAGAGTCTCCCAGAGTCAGCAAGAGTCTTCTAGAGTCAGCAAGAGTCTCCCAGAGTCAGCAAGAGTCTTCTAGAGTCAGCATGGCATCTCTCTCATACGAACTTAACGGTCGCAATGGCAACACTGTTTCCGGTTCTGACATCGGGTTCATCATCGGGAAGGGGGCTTCGGGACTCAAGAGAGTCATTTCCGGTGCGTGGACGATGTATGAAAGGCTCCAGGATTCAGACAAACGCATTGATGAAGAAAAGCCCAAGTTGAGGATTGTTCTCAGGGATCACGAAGAAGGTATTATGGTAGAGATTATTTCAGAATCAGAAACTATGAGAAAACTCTCACAGAAATCCCTCGACAAGAGTATTGAATTCATGATAAAGAAGCGTCTCCACGAAAGTCTCAAGACAGAGCATTTCCTAGTAGAGTTTCCCGAGCGTCTTCTGGGTAAGCTTATTGGTAAGGGTGGTGCTAATCTGAAGCGTCTTCAGAATGATATTATTTATCAAGGGCGGCAGGTTCATATCGCGAAAGAGGACGTAGAAACGGCAAAGACAGCCCGCATTAGAGTAGAATCTCTTGGAGCTGAACCAGACGAAGATGGAAAGAGTGGGAACATCATAGATAAGGGGGCGGCATCTAACACGAATTTTATGGGATGGGGGCCCTCCGCCACAGAGGATTATGAGCATTATATCAAGATATCTCTGTCATTTAAGCGGGATGCGAAACCATTTGTAGATAAGACACTTTATCAAGAAAGGTTTTCAAGTGTGGTCATGAAACGTATCGATCAAATCAGGGATGAAGATAGTGATCAAATGGATGAAATCAATGAGTGTCTTGGATTTGACGAAGATTAATTTATAAATATCCAAAATTAAATAAATCACTTATGCCCTTAGTTAGACCAGTATTCATTATTATTTTTTGTCCCGACACCATCATCCCGTCAGCTGTGAATACATTTTTTGTAAAGTCATTAGAACAATATCGGTTATCTTTCCCGCAAGTACATTTAATATATCCTTCATTCGTAATCCCATTATAAACCCCTTCTGGAAAGCATGGGTCCGCTTCATTAAATTCTCTACTTTTCATGTTGTCGCGATATACACAACCAATACATCTTTGAATACATTTCCCAGTTATAGGACATTTACTATAACCTTCGGGGCATTGACCCGTAGGTATTTGAGATTCACCTAAACCATTATTTGTTACAAAGGGGTTTCTATAATTTGTAAATCCTTCCTTTTCACCTATAATATTTTCACCTCTTGTTTTAACTACTGATTTTTTTACTTCCGAATTTAAATTATCAACATTGTAACTCGCAAAACCTCTCTGAATCGCTATATCATTCATTCTCGCCGTTTCTTTAACATCTTCGGGTAAAACTTGTTTCATAGGATCTTCTTCGCAATTAAATCGATAAGGCGAAGTATTATCACCAACACACTGTCTCAGCATATCGGAAGCAGGTTTTAATTCGCTATCTAAATAAAAACATCTTAATTGTTCTTCCATTGAAGTCATATTAATATACTATAATATAATAAAATTTGATTTTTTATAACATAAAATAAAATCAAATGGAAGATAATATTCAATCTAATACATGTGAAATAATTAAAATTGATAAAAAAACAATTACAGATATTCAAAATCTTAAAAAAGAATATCTTTTTAAAAAAGAACGTATCAAAAAAGAAATCCTTGATGAGCTAAAAAATAGTCGTTAAATATCAAAATAAATTTGATTTCATATTATTATTTTTTATCTTAATACACACTAATCACTCTAAGAGTAATAGAAGGAACAGAGAAAACACACACAGATACAACAGATACAAAGCATCCGAGAAATGGAACCTCAGTATACTTGGCTTCACATCGGAGATCACACGGCTTCTTCGGGGCGAGGCGTGGAGTGGTTCTTGAAGAGAGAAGGTAAGCCTAAGATTATGGAGATTATGGCTGCCCCTATCACAGATCCAGGGATTTTCAAGAGAGAGATTCAACGTCTCATTGAATCTGATATCCAAACAACTCTCTGTATCGGTGGAGAACTTAAAACCATGAGTGAGGGAAAACCGGCATCTAATTTTCGATACGAAAAAGACAACGATCTTAATGAAAATGTCATTGATAATTATCATCAACTTTTCCGACTTTATCTGGAACTGAATGGGACCAAACCTATCTTCGTAACAACTATTCCTCGTTCGTGGAGAAAGTATTCATGGTTCATCCAAGAAGATGGAACAATGCTGAGAAAAGATCAAGAATACAGAAAGAATCTAGGACCACCGGAAGTTCGTGGATCTATGGTTGCCCCGATTGATGAAGCAGCACAAGACAGAGTAGATGAAGATTTTATGAGATTTCTTTCACATAATTGTGTCGAAAAAGAACAACTAGTAAAGATCAGAGAGTGTTGTAAGGGGGCAAGATATCATACTTATCTTGCTGATATGATTTCATTTCTTTATCAACTGAGAACAATCCCAAATGAATTTTCTGATACATACTATCCAGAATTTAGAACTGTAGACACTGTTAAGCTTCCCAATAGCAAATTTTTCCAACTGTATTTCAATAAAACAATGTCTAAAGATGGAGTTGTCTTCTTCTGTCCTAAGGGATCTTCAGTTGATAGTATCTATGAGGATTTTCAAGAAGCTATATCTCTTAAAGAAAATCCTACCAAAGAAAAAATTAGAACTCATCTTCTACTGAATCGTATTGATAGGTGGACTGACTTTTCAGCGAATGATACAGACGATGCATTCACCATTCTTATGCTAATTCATGCGTTTAATGGCCTAACAGGAGAAAAAATTTCACATGGTTGCGCCGAGGGTGTTTACTACAAACCAACTGAAGATGAAAAAATTATCTTGGATAGCCTTCATAAGTCACTTGATCATTGGAGGTCACAACTAGAATAGATGCTATAAGCAATTATTGATTAATATTTTTTATCTTTATATATTATAATGAATCTATCTTTTTTATCGGCAATTTACATAATTTACATGTTTAATTACTTTCAAACTGATATTTATCTATCACATCCATTTGATATTTATACGAGTAATGTATCTTTCTTAAATCATGGTCAAAAGAGCAATCATATTTGTCATTTAGGAAATATGATTGGATATCTTTTAGCATTTTGGTTTATAGTGAGGCATTTTTTATCATTCAGTAAAAAAACTTTACAAAAAATTAATATTTTAATATTAAATACTACACTGATAGGTTCTTTATTAACAAATATGAACGCTTTTGTTTATTTCTTACCTTTGTATATTATCCAGAATTATTCTTCTTCGCTATCTACAATTAGATATGTATTATCTAGTGGAGATTTATCTTGAATTGGAGAATTCATTTTGGGGATGTCAATGAAATCTATATTTTCCGAACAATGTGTTATAAATTCTTCATTATTTAGTTTTTCTCTGATAGATAACTTATCTTGAAATATAATATCAATTACTTCATCTATAAGAGGGTTATGTGAATCTAGTTCATAGGATTCATTTGTTTTCATGTTAAATAAGTAAAATGTCCGAGATTCATCAAAATCTTCCTTGTATAACCACGCATAAAATATTAATTGTATTTTATGAGAAATATCCAATGATTCGGTACATTTTAATTCGTAAACCGAATTAGGTGAAAGTATATCAATATACCCCCTAATATTTATTATATCATCTTTATGTTTATAATTCCTTTCAACTCTTACTTCAAACTGTAGATCATCTTCAGTTATATAATCATTTAATCTTTTAAAAGATCTTTCTATTATATGTGGTTTAATCCAATTATATGATTCAATCTGATTTAGATTGGATTGTATACCTAGATCAATTGATTTACCGATGTTAGATAACAGTAAGAAATCATTTATTTCAGAGCATTCTGATTTTAAATACTTCAGCGAACGCGTCAGTACATTATCTCTGTTATCCATTTTTAACAAACTTAATTCCCTTCTATATTTATCAAGCAATGAATTATTACCAGTTTTAATATATTCCCACAAAGCAGGTATTGATTCCCCATTTAGATCTGAAACATTTTCAGTTAAATTTTTTACGAAAATTTCATTAGAGACAGGGACTATACCCTTCCATTCTGATTTTTTAGTATATAAAATATCTAATATCGGAATTAATTCGGTTTCATTTTTTTGACTAATATACCGCGTGATTTGAGTTACCGAGTATTCTAGAGTTTTTTCTTTTTTGAAATCATCACCGATTCTATTTAAAATAACCCCCGTCCTGTTAACTACCTGACAATATGATTTTGTAATTAATTCACTTAAGTCTATTCTTATGAATGGAAGTTTTTTACGATTTATATCATGAATAATATGGAGCCTTTCAGTTGCGCGAGTTAAAGCAACATAAAGTGGTTCAACACATTCTTCTGGATTATCATACATATCCGTATATATCTTATAATATGATTCATCGCATCCCAAGACGAAAACACATTTCCTTTCTCTCCCTTTTGAACGATGAAATGTTGTCATTGTAATTTTACCTCTCATGTGTTCTTCATTGATAGAACCATCATTTTCTGGTGGACGATAGATATCTATCTTTTTACCATTTATTTTCTTGTTAGCTAAGAATGCGTCTAGGCGATTAATAGCCCCACTTTTTAAAGTGGGGGCTAAGATAAAGAAATCATCATATTTATATCCCTTCTTATTGATTAGGTATTTAATTCTTTTATAAATATAATAATGAAAATCTCTACTAAATGTATCATCAATAATATATTGTACTGGTTTCCCTTTTTTATTTGTCTTAATACGGTTTTCATTTAAAACAACTTCATTCATGAATTGAGACATAGGATCAGTGAGTCTGAAACTAATAGATAGTTTATATTCCTTAAAATTTCCATCAAATAATTTTGGTGAAAGTGTTAAAAATCTACTATCAGCACCTTTAAATTGAAATACTGCTTGCTTTTCATCGCCAATCACTAAATAACTGGGATTAATTTTCAGATCATCTATGACCTTAATTATAAACTTATAATGTAAATGAGTCATGTCTTGAGTTTCGTCAAGGATAATTAAATCATATTGTTTGATTAATATGGGTTCTAATTGATACCTTAATATATTATATATATCTTCATCTTGGCTCGCATTTTTATCATATAATTTTCGCGGTAATGAATTATAACTATGAATATCCAAGTTTCTTAGTTCCATTCGTTTCATTTTCCCCCTAGCATCGGTTTTAAGGTCGGAGCTAAATGTTAATAATAATATCTTTTTATCAGGTAATTCTTTTGCTATGTGTAATGCCAGAGTTGTTTTCCCTGCTCCCGGAACAGCATTTACAAAACACGAATGACCTTCTTCTATTGTAGATTTTATTTCTCTCTGTTCATCACTAAGTGATACAAAATCACTCATTATAAATAAACTATGTGTAATGATTTTAAATAATATACTTATCAAATTTCTAAAAAAACATTTAAAAGATTAATTTCATAATAAGATTATATAAATATGGTAGCAATTGGTATTGATCTTGGAACAACCTATTCATGTGTTGGATGGTGGAAAGATAATCGGTGTGAAATTATAGCGAATGATCAAGGAAATCGCACAACACCTTCATATGTATCATTCACAAGCGAAGAGAGACTAATAGGTGATGGTGCTAAAAATCAAGCATCTATGAATCCTGAAAATACAATCTTTGATGCGAAACGATTAATTGGTCGTAAGTTTGATGATCCAGCAGTTCAAAGTGATATTAAAAATTTTCCATTCACTGTAATATCCGATGATAATAAACCTAAGATTCAAGCCACATACAAAGATGAATTAAAAACATTTCAACCTGAAGAGATTTCGTCCATGGTCTTAACCAAGATGAAAGAAGTCGCAGAATCTTATATAGGTGAAAAGGTAACTGATGCAGTTATCACTGTCCCAGCATATTTTAATGATTCGCAACGTCAGGCAACAAAGGACGCGGGTCATATTGCTGGATTAAATGTTCTTCGTATTATCAACGAACCAACCGCAGCAGCTATTGCTTATGGTCTTGATAAGAAAGAAGAAGAAAAGAATGTATTAATTTTTGATCTCGGTGGAGGAACATTTGATGTTTCTCTGTTGAGTATTGATGATGGTATCTTTGAAGTGAAAGCAACTGCGGGAGATACTCATCTTGGTGGTGAAGACTTTGATAATATTCTTATGAAATATTTCATTGATGAATTTAAGCGTAAGCATAAGACTGATGTTAGTGATAATAAGAGGTCTCTAAGGCGTCTAAAGACAGCATGTGAAAGAGCAAAACGCACGCTATCTAGTTCGGCCACGGCTTCAATAGAATTAGAATCTCTTTATGAAGGGATTGATTTTTTCACGAGTATCAGTAAAGCGAGATTTGAATCACTCTGTATGAATTTATTTCAGAAATGTATTAATCCTGTATCACGCGTTCTCCAAGATGCTGGGGTTTCTAAGTCTAGTGTTCATGAGATTGTTCTTGTAGGTGGTTCTACTCGTATTCCAAAAGTTCAAGAACTACTCAGTCAATTTTTCAATAATAAAGAACTAAATAAGGGAATTAATCCAGATGAAGCGGTTGCTTACGGCGCAGCGGTTCAAGCAGCTATTTTATCCGGTGGGACTTCAGGAGATGATGACGCCGATCAGATATTATTACTTGATGTTGCTCCTCTATCACTTGGTATTGAGACAGCTGGTGGTGTTATGACAAAACTAATTGAGAGAAATACAACCATCCCAACAAAGAAATCTCAAACATTTTCTACTTTTGAAGATAATCAAGATTCTGTTATGATTCAGGTGTTTGAAGGCGAAAGAGCCATGACAAAGGATAACAATGAATTAGGTAATTTTAAACTTGAGGGTATTCCGCCTGCTAGGAGAGGCGTTCCTCAGATTGAAGTATCATTTGATGTTGATGCGAATGGTATCATGAATATTGAAGCAAAGGATAAGGGTTCTGGTAATGTTCAGAATCTTACAATTAAAAATGATAAAGGTAGATTATCTCAAGAAGATATTGAAAGAATGGTGCAAGAGGGAGAAAAATTTAAAGAAGAAGATGAAATGAATCGTGATAAAGTTGAAGCAAAAAATAAATTAGATTCTTTAGTTTATCAAACCAAGTCTACAATTGAAAATGATCAGATAAAGAGTAAACTTGAAGAATCTGATATGAAAGTTCTAACAGATACATTATCTGAAACTGAATTATGGTTAGAAGATGAACATTCTAAAGAAGAATATGATAATAAAATGACTGAAGTCAATAGTATCTTAAATCCAATTATGATGAAGGTTTATAGTGAAGGAGGCGCCGATGGCGCTGGTATGCCTTCAGCTGTGCCTTCTACCGAAGGTGCCGAAGGTACAGAAGGCGCAAGCATGCCTAGTATCGATGAAATTGATTAAATAATATATAATTATATATTTAATATATAATGAAAGATATAAGTTGTATTGTTGGTATTACATTATTAATTGGTAGTTTATCTATGTCATTGCAAAAACGAGATACTAAAATTTTTTCTCGCTTTTATAATTTATTAGATAGTAAGCAAAAGAGTATTTATGAAGGAATCGTTAAAGAGAGATTTACTATTTATTTTACAGGTATGATATTAGGTTTAGGATTAGGTATACTTTATTATATAAGATCTAATGATAAATATAAATTATGTAAATTTTTAGCGATTATCTATCTTGTAAAATTAGGCTTTTATAAAGTTTATCCTAAAAGTCCTTTAATGTTATATTCTTTGAGTAATCAAAAGCAAGTTGAAGCATGGGCTGATATTTATACTGAAATGAAATCTAAATGGATTAAAAGTATTGCTATTGGATTCATAGGTTATTTATTAATTAGTTTAACGTTTTGATTTTAATTTATAAGTATATTTTTCATAAAATTCAATACTTTTCGCTAATGCAATTAATCCTAAAATAAGAATAGGATATATCCCATATTCCGATTTAGGCTTGTGAGTTAAACAATAATATATTGATACAATGAACGCAGAAAATGCTACTAAAGCAGAAAACATATATAAATTACTTTCTTGGACCATATTATAATAAATATAATATATATTTTTTTATCTTCTATAATATTTTTTATCATAAAAATCTTTTAGATTCTGATCAAGATTTTCAGAAACATTACTCTTCAGGTAAGGATTAAATTCTTTTACATAGTTTTTACGATTAATTTCTTTTTTTGTAGTTGGATTATCTATTTTTTTTGTGATGAAATCGCGTGACTCATATTGAACATGATAAGGGATCAAATGAAATCCAAGAGGTGGCTTCTTAAAAGGCACACGTATATATGTTCTACAAACTTGATTTATCATATCGCTATTTAAATATATAAATTTATTTTTAAATAAGTATATTATAAATATGGACATGAACAGAGGAGAATCGGGTGATATTAATTCAACCCAACCTTATAATTTTATATCAATGTTAAATTCAATTATGCAAAACAGTAATATTATATTAAGAGATGAAATTTCTAACATGAATAATACAATCGCTGAAAATTTGGGATGTAGTGAAGAATTTAAAAACAATTTGGAAGAATGTATAGTAGATAACGAATTTATTAAAACAAAAAAACAGTGTAGTATTTGTCTCGATGAATTTAAATTAGGTGATAAATATATTAGATTACCTTGCCATGGTGAGGGTAATGAATCAGAGGATAATCATGTTTTTCATAGTGATTGTGATACTTGTTCTGGAATTAAACCATGGTTAGAAAGGAATAATACATGTCCAATGTGTCGTAAAGAATTTCCTAGAGATAATCAACCTATATTATCAGGTAGTGGGAGAACTAGTGATATATTTGAATCTATTACAATTCACACTAATATGGCATCACCTATTGTTAATATACCACATACCCTTAATATGCCTATGAATAATACCGACTCCGATAGTATTCCTAATCAAACTATTGAAAATATAATCCCAAACCCTAACGACCTTGAAAATACAATATCAAATATAATTACAAATTATATTAATGAAATAGAGGAAAGCAATGAACAAAGAGATATTCAATTAGCTATTGAAGCTTCGTTACAAAATGTAGATGTCGATTAAGTTTAATATTAATTATTATTAATCATTATCTATTATAAATGAGTACGATACAAAATGTAGATTCGGCGCCCGATTACATTATGAAATTTATTCACACGAATATGGAGCAATTATGTAATATTTATGATGAAGGATTAAATAACAATCCTGGATTAGAAGTAGGTATTATGGTATTTCAGTGTTCGCAAGAACAAAACAAGATGGATGTTCAATTTATGAATGATGAAATGATGTGTGAAATACTCGCTAAAGAAAGTGTTATGAATTTAAAAAATAATATTAAAGAAAATAAAAAATTATTTTTCATTCAAGATTTAGATTTAAATAGCGTATTTTTAATACAAATCTAGGATATTAAATCCTTTAAATAATCATATATATTTGCTATACCACATCTTACCTGAGATGTTGTTCTATAATTTGCCGGTCTAACTAGAGTTTCCTCTAATAAATCTTCATCTGGGGATAGTGTTGTTTTTTCGGTAAATGGATAATCAGACGAATATGTTTTCATCAGCTTATTTACGTAACATATCTCACCACCACCATTACTTACCATGACATCCCATTCTGTCAATCCTTCTTCCTTTAATCTCAATTTGGCTAACTTAATATCATTTTTAATCTTTGCTTTTCTTAATCTTTTAGATATTTCTTCTGAAGCTAATATATCTCTATGACATGCGCTACATCTACTATATTCGCAATTGATACATCTATATGATATAGATTTTCTATCACATATATCACAATGATATCCCTCTTTATATTTATACTCCATCTCATGATCCTGTTCAGAACAAATCGGGATCAACCGAAAATCCATTGATGACTATATTTTATCTTAGATTGTTAATTATTCTCCAAAGAATAATCAATCAAATTTTAACTGTAAAAATTTTTATTTTCTTCTTTTATAACCTCAAAGTTCTTAGGGTCGTTTTTTTCAATGATTCCAATAAATTCATCAAGTAGGTCCAGAATATTTTCGGCCTCTCTATTATAAAATAAAAATTCTTGTAACATGGCGGTTGTAAACTTCTTGTGGGATATTTCTTTATAAAATTCTTTAAACTTTTCTTTTTGTTCGGGTAGAAAGGTTACAAACATACTTTTTGTCTGATGTTTATCAGCATAGTCTAATTCTATTTTATTATCGATCCGACAAGAACGAATCATAGCAAAATCTAATACTTCGGGTCTGTTCGCTGTTAAAAATAACATCGTCCCTTCAACGCATGTAAAGCCATCTAAACAATTTAAGAACGCTTGTAATGTAATCCCATTATGATCATCACCCTCTTTTCTTTCACCATCAAAAAGTGTATCTATGTCTTCAATTACAATAATTCTTTCTTTTTCTTCATTATCACTAATATATGAAAAAGCATCAACCAGATTTGTATCTAACATATCTTTACTGATCGGTAAAATATATAAATCACAATCTAAATGAGAAGCGATTGATTTAATTAAACTTGTTTTACCTGTTCCGGGCGGACCATGAATTAATTGGACGCTCTTATAGGGTATACCAAAGGATAAATAAATATCTCTTGTATTATCAGAAAAGAATTTGCTTGTCTTATCAATTGTGGTCTGAAGGATATCTTCAGGTAAATAAACCGTTGATAAAGGTCTCTTAGGTGATTTAGATAATAATGTCCAATAATCTTTTTTATAATAATAAACATTCATTGTTTCTTTAGTATTCATCTTAATTTTCTTTTTTTCATTTTTACACCATTCCATCGCTTCATCCGCAAATTCGGTTAATATTTCTTTCGTATCTGCCGTTAATTCTAATTGATAAACTATTTCTTCATCCTGCTGACAATCATGCTGAGACATTAATTTATAAGGGATATTATTGTTATCCTTAACCATGAAATATTTAACATATATTTGTTTACCCTTATATATGATTTTCATATCACATTCATTTGGCATATGAACTTTAAATTCAACTGGTTTTTCCTTTCGTCTGAATCTCCATTCATTAAAATGATAAACCTTTTCAACACTGTAATTAAATGAATTAACTTCATCACCATATTTCATACAAATGTATCTCAAAACTTCATCATGAAATGGCCAACTATTCATCATAACCATTTTTTGCTTATATTTCATTAAAAAAACTTTATGATATATATAATAAGAACATCCAGCAATCAATGATAAAGCACTAGCCTTCTGTATAGAGTTCATTATCTAATTAATATTTATTAATTGAATAACTTTAAATAAAAAAAATTTGATTTAAAAATATTATTTATATACTAATAATAAAGATGGATAGTAATAGCACCGTTAGAAAAATAAATCTTAGCCGATATAATTTAAAACAATATCTTAAAGAGGAATGGTTGACTGATACTATCAAAGATTACAGTGATATAGAAATAGAAAAACTTTATAGAACAAATAAACCACCCGCATCTGAAATTTATTTCGGAAATGCTTCTGGGTGTAATTTTACAGTTTATCACAGGAAAATACCGAGTCATAGATTACATGTCATTTACTACAATTTCCCTGAAATTGGATCACCCGCCGTTAAGATTACTAAAACTTGTAGTGAAAAATTAAATACTCTTTACAAAGAAGAAGATATTCAACCAGAAGATAGTTTAATTGTTATCTTATACAATCAAATACCCGAAAATTTACAATTAGCAATAGAAAATTTATATATATTAGGACAAAATGAATTATCAATAATGGGTTTAAGCGAAAGTATAGATAATGAAAATAAATTACTTGAAGAAAACAAATATAATATAAATCATTTCAGGTGTATTCATATTTATCATTTAGATAGCTTATCTATAGATATTACAAAACACTCTAAAGTCCCTAAACATATTGCTATACGCGACAAACCATCCATTGATAAAATACTCGAAAAATGTAATTGTAGAATAGATCAGTTACCGATTATTTTAAGAACAGACGAAATGGCTAAACGATTAAGATTATCTCCTGGAGACATCTGTGAAATTACTAGAGTCACACAGTCTGCTGGAGATGTTGTTTATTATAGAGTTTGTAAGTAAGAGTTATAATAAATATTTAACTACAGAGTAGAATCTGAAATAATCTGATCATAAACATTTCTTGGGACTATTCTTACCTCTGTCCCTCGCTTACAACCATTATCTAATTGATTCGTATATCCAGCAGTAATAAACAATAATCCTATTATAAACAATAAAAGACTTAATTTCATACTATTTATATATTATATATTTTTTATCATTTTATCTCAACTATATTCAACTATATTCAACTATATTCAATCATATTCAACTATATTCAACTATATTAAACTATATTCAACTATATTCAACTATATTCAACTATATTCAACCATAACCACGCTATCATGCCTTCTATTCAGCGTTGGTATTAAAGATTCGATTTCTGAAACACCTTGAGGTAAAGTATTAAATTTGGCTAATCTGAATTTACTATCATGTTCTTCATGATCTAATACCTCCATATGAGGTAATCTATTTTTTTGACTATCATTTCTTGGTATATATAATACGTTACATGAGGTAGGGTAATCCTTATTTATTTGATTCATTCTTATGTAACCATACATAAAAATACACAAAACAAAAACACAAAACAGTGTTATCACGGTTTCCATATTAAATTATATTATATTTTAAAATTATTTAGTTCCCTCCTTGCGCTGCATCCATGGATCATCGCTTTCTAATGAATCTTTAATATCCCCCGAAACTTCAGATCCCTTCTTAACCTCAACTACTTCTTCAACTACTTCTTCAACTACTTCTTCAATCGTAGTTTCTTCAATAATAGGTTCTTCTACCTTATCTTCAATCGGATACTCTTCAGAAGCATCCTTTTCTTCAAGTTTCTTCTTAGCTAACTCTTCTTCTTTTGCTTTACGAACTTCTTCTTGCGCGGCCTTAACCTTCTCCCGCTTTTGTTCTTCATAAAAGATATCGCGATTAATATTATTCTCCTGATATTTTTCCATCATGTCATTTAACTGACTATCCTGAAATACCTCATCCGCTACCTTATCAGCATTGGGATCCCATGGTAACCAATATCCAACCTGTCCTACAAAAGTATGGAAAGCACTATCTCTTAAAGATAATTTCTTTGCCCTATCTTCTGCGGCTTGTCTAGTATCAAATACCCCTCTTACCTTAAGACCCCTCATTGAAGTCTGAAATTCATTTTGTTCATCAAAATCTCTTTGTAATTTATCTTCATATTTATAAACAAAATCCTGATATTTACCATATACTTCTTCAAACTTAAGCTTCTGTTCCTTACAATAAGACTGTAAAAATTTAGTACATTTAAATGCTTCCTTATTCTGCATTAGGGATTCTGGTGATAAGAAAGAAAGACATACATAGTTCTGACCTGGGATTGTTTCATCAACTTCAAGATAATCTGGTTGTTGTTTTTTTGAATCAGAAACACTATCACTCATTTTATATATTTTATATGAAATACTTTTTTAAATGATTTTAAACAAATTAATTTATAAATTTATAATAAATGATTAACACTAATAATTTTATAAAATATTTAGTTTTGTTTTTAGTTACAGCAACGGCGACTAAAGTCATTCCGACATGCGGTGTATTACAAGAACATGCCATCTATGTTGGATTAATATCAGCATCAACCTTCGCCCTAATTGATATTTGTTCGCCAAATGTTATTGTAGAAAAAGACAAACATTAATTCGCAGATAAATCTACTAAATTATCTTTATCTAAATCTCTGTCAGTTCTAACAATGTGAATATTTTTTGAGACAGTTCTTTTATACAATTCATATAAAACCAACATAGTTATTGTCCCTAATAAAATACTAAAAAATTCTAAATAAGGATTTGTATCCATTGTAAAATCTTCTAAACCATATTTATGAATAATACCCACCGTCAAGAAAGAGAAAGATAAAGATAATCCATTTTCAATTATTTCGCGTCCAATATTGTCAAGTGGAGCATGATGTATTATAAAATCGTCTAAATCATCATCGACAATAAATTTACAAGTCATCCTTATGATAAAAAAGATCACGAGAAGTAACACACTCAAAAAAGTATTCTTATTCATTATATTATATTCCTATTTTATAAACTAGGAATAAATTGCCATTTTAAATCTTTGCATATTTGAGACCAAATTAAATCTTGTATATGTAATTTTCTCTACTTTTCAGTAAAGGAAAATATTCTAATAAATGATCAAATTCAAGGTTTTCCGCAAAATTAATTTAAATTTTTTATTATATTATATTATATTATAAAAATGGAGATTAGCGTCAAAAAGGCAGGATCTGAAAATTCTGAAAATTTAATGTCATTAACAGTAGATCCGGATACTATTATAAGTACTTTAATGGAAGATATCAGAAGGCAACCTGGTTATATAGAAGAAACTGTAGAATCATTATTATATAAGGGAAAAGTAATGGATCCAAATGATACAATTAAAGATCACGGAGTCGTAGATGGAGATATGTTATTCACATTTACCCGAAAATTACCCCGTCAATGTGGGTTAAATGGTGACACAACTTATGGGTTAAACATGACCGAATTAATATCATCTATCGCAGATGTAGTTGTTCAAAAAATTGGACAAAACGACATTGAGATGAAGGAGTCTGCTCTTGAGCCCACGTCAGATACAAAAGGCGTCCTTCCGGGCGCTGCAGCCCGCATGGCTGAGCTTCAGGCGCAAGGAGCAGCTTCAGCTTCAGCTAGAGCAGCCCGCATGGCTGCGCTTCGGGCGCAAGGAGCATCTTCAGCTTCAGATGCATTCGCTAGTCAGGCTGCGCTTCGGGCGCAAGGAGCAGCTTCAGCTTCAGATGCATTCGCTAGTCAGGCTGCGCTTCGGGCGCAAGGAGCAGCTTCATCTTCAGATGCATTCGCTAGTCAGGCTGCCCGCCTTGCTAAAATAAGGGCACTTGTTACGCCTGCGGTTGGGGGAGGCAAACATTCTAAAAGAAAGAAGAAAACAAAAAAAATATAAAAAAAAGAAAAAAAAAAAAAAAAAACACAAAAAGAAGAAGATAAGAACCAAAAAGAGAAAAACAACAAAAAGAACGAAAAGAACGAAAAGAACGAAAAGAAACAAAAAGAAAAATATGAAAGGTGGGTGGGTTAACCCAAGTCTTTATCCAACGGCTGCCGCTTTTGTGGAGGAATTCCGAGAAACTGATCTTCCAAATTTAAAATCTATCATGGATAGGCCGACAGACGGAAATATGCAAGTTTTATATCGCCTTATGTCAGACAGTTCCTGGTTAGGTAATTTATTTGATAATAAGGTGGAGGATTGCGCGCGGGCTGCGCAGGCTGCCGGTTTGCAGGGAGGACTGATAATAACTTTTTTTGGCGAAGAGAGAGATTGGCAAGCGAATTATCATGTCAATGATCCTCCACGCGACGGCCAAGCTGGAAATTTAGTTACATTGGTAGAAAGAGTTGTATGGTATTTATGGACTTACGCTAATATCCCTAATTTATATAGCACATTAAATAGTAAATTAAGGGAAGATCCGATTATATTAAATCCAGGTTCAAATACGTTTCCAGTTATATTTAGTTATTTAGATTATATGACAAAACAAAAAAGTATTTACCCGGCAATTTGTCCCGATGATCGGGTGGAGTGTAACGGTTGTAGAGGGAACCCACGTTTAGACACGGTCGACTACGTCCAAGGTAATCCAGAATCGGAGCAAAACATGGTAGCACTCATCGCTGGTGGGGATAATGGTTGCGATGGATATTGGAGAGGGATTACGGCGGGGTGGATGGAACCAAAAAAATTATTACATCATAACAAAGATTACAAAGGGGCGGTTTCTCACGACGAGCATGAAGAAACTGCATTGTTTGAAAGTTCTTTTATGAGTTGGACGTCGAGAAGTAAGGCAACAAGGATTTTCTTAGATGGCGGCGATCCTGTATTATTTAGATTAAGGGGGGGGGTTAGTGTTAAGGATGATGGTAGTATCAATTACGAAGATGTGGTTCAAACAACATTAGGAAGACTATTAAAATTTAGTCAATTACCGGGCGAGAACGAATTGTTATTGCGTTCGGGCTTCTTGATAATGCGGCCAGTTTTCAGGGGTATGCGGCGATACACAACATTGTGTCTCTCCGATAGTTTGGTAAGGGACGCTCGGGTACCCGCCGGTACCCGCCTATATAATGTTTATTATTTACCTAAAGAGCACTTCAAAGACTACGTAATAGCAAAAGCAGTTGAATTACTTAATATGCGTAGAAGAATCGGCGGCGGAGCTGGAGCGAGACTCACATTCGGGGGGGTAATGGATATATTAGGTGTGAGCATGGAGAAAAAATTAGATTTAGAACAAATAATTCAAGCGTATGCTGATAAAAGTATTAGCGCTAAATCTATTGAGAGAGACTTGGATGGGTTAGATTTGGGACGCGCGGCTCCGCGCGGCGCCGCGGCCAGCGCCCTAGACCATCATGCTTTACAATTTGGGTCTGAGCCTGAGCCTGAGCCTTGGGAGGCATTTGGGTCTGAGCCTGAGCCTGAGACTGATCCTGATTGGGTGACGGACAAGGAAGATCTTATACGTAAAATTACTCATGTATTATCATCAACGCAAATAGATCCCGAGACCATACAATTCTTAGTTAATAAATATTATTTCCTCGTCAGCCCCCAATCGCAGCATAGTATCAGCTACTGGGTGACATTCTTCAAATCTCAGGTGCAGGAGGAGGAACAGGGCGGATGGACCGATGATAAGTGGCCAAAGGACCGAAAAGCCCAAGTTGTTTTCGCCAATAAGGCCTTACAACTCGCCAATGAAATTTCATCCCGGTTTGAAGTCGTGCCTAGAACATATGGAGAGATTGTTAGAGCGTTGGAACATAATGAGGCAGATTTGACTGAAATAGAGAAACATATTATGGAGTATTTTAAGACCGTTCCGAAGAAGGGGCGCTGGAGAAAAGATATAGACAGGGCAGACCCCAAAAGATGGACGGGCGCGCGCGGGAGCAATATCATACAATGGTTGGTCGGCAGGGAAATGCAGGCTCATGCTCAGGCTCAGGCTCAAGATCAGGCTCAGGCTCAGGCTCAGGCTCAGGCTCAGGCTCAAGATCAGGATCCCAAAATCACCCTTCTCATAGATGTGCTCGAAATCGATGCTGAATCGGCGAAGGAATTGCTGGATCGCGCGATGGGCGATGTCCAAAGGGCCATCAGCCAGCATTACGCTGGACAATAGGAACATAATATATATTTTATAAACTAGGAATAAATTGCCATTTTAAATCTTTGCATATTTGAGACCAAATTAAATCTTGTATATGTAATTTTTCTCTACTTTTCAATAGTGGAAAATATTCTAATAAATGATCAAATTCAAGGAGCTCACAAAACTTATGTAAAACATAACTATAAGATAAAAAATTTTTACGATTTGGGGGACAGTTATTCATGAATGGTATTTGAATTTCTTTAAAAAGAGATCTTAACACTTCCTCTGTTTTCCGATCTAATGTAGGGGCTCTTTTATTTGTTAATACTGATATGATATGAGGGATATGTTCATAATATTTATTGTAGTTTAATTTTTTTAAAATTAATCTTACATCTTTATATTTTAACTTGGATAAATTCATATAAGAATTTTTATGTAACTCTGAAATAATATCATGATAAATATTTTCAGGTAGTTCCGTTTTTTCCTTTGCCTGAAATTGAGCTAACCATTCGTTAAAATGATTAATACGCTTATATGAAAAATAGGATACTTCTCTCGGGGGATCAGAATAAGAACTCTTTTCAGTCACTATAATAATATCCGATAAAGCACCGCATTGAGAACAAACTAATTCAGATTTAACCTCACATAAATAAGTTTGAGCCCCACATAACTTACATTTATCATAAGATATATTTGAATATTTTACATTCTGTATATTATCATCTATATTACACATGTATTCATTCATTGCTTCTTTCTTATTTAGAGAATTATTATCTTCGGTTATAACCATATCTTCATTTTTAAAAAAGGATAAAATACCACTGTTATTTTTACGAGTGTTAATATTTATTTCTTTATCACCTGAATAATATTTATCTAATATAATACCATTATCAAGAAAATAACTATTAATTTCTGATTCATTTAAATTTTGAACGATTTCACAATGGATATCATCAATCATTTTTCTTTTATCTGTATGGCATTTTTTGAGGGGTTTGTCTTTTAAAGAGGACATCCTAATTTAAACATATGTTTTAATTTTCTTTTAAATACTAATAGATTTAAAGTAATATTTATTACTAATATATAATGGGAACGAATGAATCATTAGAAGAATTTAAAATAAAAGTTAAACAATGGTTAACTATCGATGAGGAAATTAATAAATATGAATCTAAAATTAAAGAATTGAAAAAACATAAAAAAAAAATACTAGAACCAGAAATTACATCTTTTATGGTAAATCATAATATTACAAATCTAAATACAGAAAATGGTCTCATCAAATGTAACGAAAGGAGAACTAAAAAGGGACTTAATAAAAATAACATTAGAGACAATTTAACACAAGTATTAAATGACGAATCACAAATTGAACAAGCCCTACAATTAATTATGAATAATAGAGAAATTGTAGTGAAACATGTATTAACTAAACCTAAAATTAAAGGTAAATCGTTAGATACCTGATGTAAATCGTTAGATACCTGATGTAAATCGTTAGATACCTGATGTAAATCGTTAGATACCTGATGTAAATCGTTAGATACCTGATGTAAATCGTTAGATACCTGAATAAAAAATATCACATATCTTTGTAATTTTATCTTGTTCTTTTTTATCTATTTTAGACAATTCTTTTTTATATTTTTCATTTTCATTTTTATATTTTATATATGAATCATATAAATAAAGTTTAAAATCTAATCTATTTATTCTTTTTGTATTCGTTAAAACCATACACTTGCTTATATATCGATTCATAATAGGATTTGTATAAGCATTATTGATATAATAATTAATATTTGTAATAGCTAATATTGACATATATTTAATACATTCTTTATCATATCTTATTAAATTATATTCAATGATATCAGAATCTACATATCTTTGGTATATTTTATTATACTTTGATTTATCAACTATTATAATTCGGTCAATATTCTCTAATATATTATAAGCTAATATTATCTCATCTCCTTCGCATATCCTAAATAACTCTGTTAATTTGATCTTATGCCTCATTAAGTTGTAAGTAACTATTTCAATTGGATCATAATTGTCTTTCTTATCTATATTATTCGGATTACATGTAGATAAAAAAGTATTAAAATTATATCCGGAAAAATATACCTTTTTATCTAACTCATCAAAACTATTCAAACCAAGAATTATGTTTTCTTTCTTAGCTAATTCCAAACAATGTTTATAATACTGTGAATAAGTATATTTTATTTCGTGGTAATTGATATATTTATTCAATTTAAGAAGTTCTTTATTCTTTAAAAAACTGTTATTACAAGTTAATATTATATTAGTCTGATAATATTGTTCCGCTTTAATAAATTCTATAATCATTTTGAAAAATATTTTATCATACTTCTGAAATAAATGAATATCATCAATCAATAAACAGCGTTTTTCTTTTTTTTCACTAAACATGAGTGTTATATTTCTTTTTTTTACAATATCTAGAATATAATTTTTATTTTTGATGCTTTTTAACATACTACTATCAATCTTCGTTAAAACCATATCATTAACTAATCCCAAAGCTACATGCGTTTTCCCGGATCCTGGATTACCATGAATTAATAATGGTTTACTCTTGTTTAAAAGGGTATTCATAAAAAAATATAATTAAGAGTGTTTAAATAAAAATTTACAATAAATAAAAATTTACAATAAATTAGAAATATCATATGTGACATGATAATTCTAATTTACAATAAATTAGAAATATCATATGTGTAATTACTCTTATTATGATAAACCGGCATATCCATAGGAACAGGTAACTTAGATAATTTATCTATATAACCCTTATGCTGTTTCACATTTGACGATACATTTTCAACAGCATATTCAATAACCTTCTCATTTAATCTCCTTACTTCATCTACTATATTATCTATACCTGTTCTAAAATTAGCAAACTGTAACATAATTGATCTCATTATAATATATATTTCATTATCTGATTGTCTAGCAATAACTTCACCCGTTTCTACATTCACTTTATAACGAATCGTATCTTGAATTACCTTTGTATTCATATCTGAGAAAAAAATATCATTTATTGAATTTTCTTCTAGTATACCCTTAATTGATGTATCTTTATTATCTTTATTTATTACCAATGAAGTTTCGGGGGGTAATGGATTATCCCTAATTATTTCCACATCTGTCACTAAACCATTATTAACTCCACCTAACATGGTATCTAATGTAGAACTTTGATCATCTTCAACAAATGCTTTTAATTGAAAAGCTTGAGCCATGCCATGATCCCTTTCTAATGCCTTTTGATGCATTTTACTGCTAGTATCTCTAAAATTATAATCACTTAGTTTAGGGAATCCATCATCTAAATCACTTGGTATCACAACACCCGAACCAGAAACACCTTTTATCAATAAATCATAATCATAATATGATTGTGAGTTACCAGTATCAGATGCTGGAGCATCTCTTACAACATCACCATCAATATCTAAACCAACCGATTCATCGTATCCACCCTGTCTAGGTTTATTTGTTTCAGAAATATACAATGACATCTATTATAATTAGTCTATATAATTTTTATTTTTTATTTAATCTAATGCTTTTAATAATTCATCGCATTCTGAAATCCAAATATCCTCAACGGTCATCTTTTCTAAACTATCATGTTTATCTTGTAAATCATTTATCTTTTCATTTAACCGATCAATCTCTTCTTCTGTAAATAGATATAACGACATCTTAATAAGATAATCATAATTACCAGTATTAGTATCATTCACGGAGTTTATTACTCTACCAGAATGAACCTGAATATATTCTTGAGCCAATAAGTCTTGAATAATACCACACTTCTTACGCTTATAAACTATAATCTTATCGTCAATTACATCTTGGATAAATCTCATCTTACTCTTTAAGATAAGTAATTCATTGTTTAATTCGTATAATTGATAATCCTTTCGTTTTACATATAATTTATGTCTCTCCTTGTAAAATTCATCGTATATTTCATTCAGATTATTATATTTTTTTATTTGACCCTTGTTATTATAAAGATGAATATTCTTTAAGGATAATCCTTTACTTGTTGTCAGTTTGAAAAACTTTTCAATCCCATCGATATTTTCATCGTCATCCCATTGTAATGAATTTAAGAATCCTTTCTCAAAAGTGATCGTGAAATCAATATCTACGTCTGAACTATTATTCTTATAATCTAAGATTGTTTTCTTAGGCTTGCTCTTTTTATGATTATCCGGTGATTTCGTTTTTAATTCGGGTAGTAAAGAATCTAAAAACTTCTTATAATCATCGGTCCATTTACCAATAGGTAACTCTGTAATACGAATACATGTATCATTAATTACTTCATAAATACCCTTACTGATAAAATTCTTATTATCTATTTTTACTATCTTGCCCTTGAATCCATTACATGATGGAGCAATACTTAATTGAGATTTATTCATAATCTTTCTTTTCATATTCTTAATTATATCAATGATATCATATTTAGGAACAGTTGTACTAAATCCAGTCCCAATACCATTCATACCATTCACTAAAACCATTGGGATAATAGGAACATAATATTTTGGTTCAACTAAGATACCATCATCATCATTATAATCTAATAATGGAAAATCTGAAGACGGATAAATTAAATCTACTATCTTATTTATTTCTGTGTGAATATACCTTGAACTCGCCGCATCATGACCCCCCATAATACGAGTCCCAAATTGACCATTCGGCATTAATAGATTTAGATTATTTGAACCCATGAAATTTTGAGCCATACCGATAATAGCACCCTGTAAAGAAGCCTCTCCATGATGATATGCCGCATTTTCGCTAACATAACCAGCTAACTGGGCAACTCGTATTTCATTGTATAATTTTCTTTTGAAACATGAATATAAAATCTTTCTTTGACTCGGTTTTAATCCATCATATAATGAACCAATACTTCTTAGTGTATCACTATTTGAAAAGTGAATTAATTCTTGATTAATAAAATCTTGAATTGCGACATCCTTCTTCTTGTGATCGAGGATTATATTTTCATCAAATTGATATAACCATTCTTTTCTCTTATCACTTTCATCTTTACTGAATGCTAAACTCATACACTTGTCTGTTTCTGTAGTATAAATATAATTATTTAATTTAATATCACTAAAATATTCTCTTGCTTCTTTAGCAGAAGAAGTCCCTAACCCCTTGTAATATTTAATCTTCCATAAATGTGAATTACTTGTACATTTTATCCAATCATTATATTCAGTTAATGTATAAAATGATTTCATATTTTTCTTATGCGTAGCCTTTACAATTGGAGTAATCATGCTTGTAATATATCCTAACTGTAGTAGGGAAGGCCACATATGATGAAACACATTCATTACCAGACCTTTGATATGAGATCCATCATGATCCTGATCCGTCATAATCATAACCTTACCGTATCTTAATGATTTAGTATCTTTGTAAACTTTCCCTGTTTCTAATCCAAGAATCTTTTTCATGTTTGTAATCTCAGCATTATTCATAATCTGTTGTACAGAAGCATCTCTTACATTCATCACTTTACCCTTTAAAGGGAAAGCTCCATAAATATCTCTCCCTACAACAGATAACCCAGAGATAGCCATAGACTTCGCAGAGTCTCCTTCAGTTAAGATTAAAATACATTGATCTGATTTCTTTGTCCCAGCCCAATTTGCATCATCTAGTTTAGGGATATCTCTAATCTTATTCCGCTTTTGACCGTCGGTTTTCTTATTTGCTTTATTCATTTTAAATTCAGTAAATGATAATACCCTATCTGTAATATCAGTCTTATCAAGGATATTCTTGATGAATTTATCACTTAGTTGTGGTTTAGAACCAAATTTAGATGCTGTAGTAATTAATCTTTCTTTTGTCTGACTATCAAAAGAAGGATTTACAATCAAACAATCAATAAAGATAGATAAATAATTCTTAATATGTGTCTCATTAACATCTCTCTTAGATTTCTTCAATATCAGTTTCTTCAATCCAGTTGTTAATTGCTTACTTATCATATCAACATGCTTACCGCCTTTTGGTGTACATATACCATTTACAAATGATACTTGTTCAAATTTATCTGTATGGGATATACAAACACCTATCTTCCAAGGGATATTATTATCAATAAATTCATCATAAACTATAGTTTGATCGTCTAAATACATCTTACTGTAATCTAAGAAACTCTTTATTGAAAGTTTCTTCCGATTCAGATAAACTGAAACACTCTTGTCAGTGATACCAGCTATGTCATATACGCGTCTCATCATTAAATTTATCATATTATCAGAATACTCTGTAATACCAAATCTTTCAAAGTCGGTTGTCCATGTAATCTTTGTATACGGTTTTCCATCATAATCGCTAATCTTAGGCTTTTTAATAATCTTCATGTTCCCAGCAAATTGTTGAATATATTTCTTACCTCTCGTTCTATCAACTGTTTCCAATTTAAAAGACTTTGAAAAGATATTTGTTAGCTTCGCTCCATATCCATTCTTACCACCAACAACTTTTTGTTCTTCTTTATTGTAATTAGTTGATGTGAGTAATTCACCAAAGATAAGTTGAGGAATATAAATCGGTTTTCCATTCTTCTTTTCTTTAGGATGTTCTGCTACATCAATACCATCCCCATTATTCATAATACTAATTTCACCTTTTTCTTTATTTATTTCTACTTTGATTTCAGTTACTAAATGAATACTCTTATCCTTTTCATGTAAACCAGATAATCTTGTAACTTGATCTTTCGCATTCACTAAAATTTCATTATAGATATTTAATATCGCTGGAATATATTCAACATCTCTTGTAAGGATCTTATTTTTTTCTGGATCATAAATAGATAGTTGTTCACAAATTAAATCACAACCACCAACATAAGTATCGGGTGTATTGTAAATGTGATTCTGAAGATTTTCTTTCTTATATTTCTCTTCTAGACTCGCCATAGTATATCTTAAACTTATGATTTTAAGTTTAAATAAAAAAATCAAATTTTAATCAAAATATTAATTGACTGCTTTATCAATCGTATCATTTACAACTTCTGTGGCTGCTTCACTTACCTGTTCTTTAATACCTTCAGTTAATATTTCTCTTACATTTCCAATGGTTGATGCGACGTCACCGTCTATTTTTTTGTTTTCCAACATACTCATTAATTTATCTAATTTTCCCATTTTATCATTCATTAAACTATTTATTTCATTCATCTTATTATCAACAACGGCAATACCCCCTTCTATATCCGATTTAGGTTTATCAGGTATTTGTTTTTTTAATTCATCGGGTAAATTTTTCATGAGTTCGGCTTGAAAATCAAACTTCTTTCCCTTTTTATTTTTATTCACATCACCCTTACCAGAATATTCTTTCTCTACTTGTTTTCTTTTAATATTTTCAATGCTCTTACTAAAATCTTTATAAGCTTCCTGATGTGATTCATCATCTTCATATTTACCCGAAAGCTGAAAATATTGCCATCCTTCAGTTTTTAATTGTTCGGTTGTTAAAGCATATTCAAAATAATTTTTATCTAAACTAAATAACTGTAAAAATCCGTTTGAAGCCGTCACCATTAAGGAGATTGTCCACGAAGACCAATATGTAATCTGATCAAAATTCTTAGGTAACTTTGTAGGATCCATCTGTCCCAATGATAAAATAGCCGGTAAAAGTATAGAACCGGTAGTCACTATAAATCTAAAAATATCATAATATTTCTTTGTTCTTAGTTTTCTTTCTTCATATTTAATAACTTCAGATAAAAATCTACTTTTTAAAATGCCTCTATCTGTTTCAGAATCTAATTCTAAAGTATCTATAATATTATTTACTTGATTCGCATAACTATCATCATATCTTGAAATTGGTTTTGACGATTCATCGCTCATTTATTATTAATCATAAAATAATTACTCTTTTATATTTGAACCAATAGTATAACCAATCATGTTTATCATTATATCAGTTAAACTATGTTCAAAAGTATCATCTATATATTCAATTGGTATAAACCAATACTGTTTCAGTAAATAGAGAGTATATGGATTTGAAACTAATATCTTTTCAAATAATTCCCATAAAATACTTATTATAAATACTAAAATATATTTATGTTTAACAAAATATCCAAAACATAAATAACTAAAAAAATGAAAAATACTTAATATGTCTAAATTATGATTCATTATAATTTATAATTTATTTTATACTTCATGCTTAATATTTATATTACTAATTTTTGAATATAAATAAATATCTCTTATTAATCTATTACTCTTTCCAGAAACCTTAACACCCTGAGATTCTAATTCTTTCTTAATATCTTCAGTTTTCTTTTTACGAATTTCTTTAATTTTTGATTCAACTTTTTTGATTTCTTTATTATTAAAGGTTCCAGTTTTAATACTTACTTTGCGATTTGTTTTTTTTGATCTTGTCGTTTTCCGGCTAACAGGACGAATAGTTGAACGATTAATAGGCTTAACAGACTTAACTATAGGCTTAACTATAGGCTTAACTATAGGCTTAACTGGTTTAACATGTTTAACTATAGGCTTAACAGCAGGCTTAACTGGCTTAACAGACTTAACTATAGGCTTAACAGCGGGCTTAACTGGTTTAATATTTAGATCTTGAACAGATTTATTTAATTCTTGCGTTAAATTTTCGTTTTGAGTTGGCATGTGAATACTCTGAGATTTACTCTTTGATTTTATATCCGCGATGTTTTTTTCTATTTGTAATAAATCTTTAGGATCTATCTTCTTTATCTTTTTCGGTGAAATACGCTTCCTTGTAATATGAAATACTTTTTTATCCTTGCTTTTCTTAATGTTTTTCTTTTCTCCTAAAAATTCTTTATATTTATCCATGCTTTTCGATTGACTTTTTGGTGATTTCATTTTAATTTTCTTGGTTTTAATCTCCATTAGATACTATCTCTTATATTTATTTTTTAAATAAATAGATTGATATCCTAAAATATCTTATCATAGACTGATATCCTAAAATATCTTATCATAGATTGATATCCTAAAATATCTTATCATAGATTGATATCCTAAAATATCTTATCATAGATTGATATCCTAAAATATCTTACTATAATCACTTTTTTCACCTCTCATTTTTTGTTGATGTAATTTTATTTCACAACTTAATCTATTCTTACATAAATCGTCGTCTTGAAAGATATTTAATAAGATATTCTTAATATTCCTATCCCCCGGATATTCTTCACTCTTATCTTTATAAAGTGTTTTTAATGATTCGAGTATAAACTCTTGAATATGTGATTTTCTATTATCATATAAACTATGAATTATATTATCTATTTCAGGGTCCGGTATTATTTTGATACTCTTTTCTGACAAATATTTTTCATAATTTGTTTTTACATAAAAATGAATTAAATCACGGATATTATTTTGGAGACTCATTTATAACTTAAAGATACTATATTATTTTTAAATAAACTTAAGTTTATTTATCTTTTATTTAATAAAATATAAAATATAAAACAAATGATTAATCTTATCAGGTATTTTTATAGATACACCTCCTTATTGTATACATTACGAACATATATAAATTCGTATGAAGAGAACAATGTACATGATATAATATTACTAGATGTGCTTATTGATAAAATAAAAACATGTGGATCTGTAGCAATTAAATTTTGTCAATGGACAATTCCAAAGTTAGAAATAATGCATTCAGAACAAGGGGATATTCAAAATGGGTCCAAACCATTGTGGTTGAAAAAGTTAGAGAATTTTTATGAAAATTGTGATACTCACGAAATAAAATATACATTAAATACCTATAAATCTTCATTTAATAGAGATTTAACAAGTGATTATGAAATATTAGATATTATTGGTTCTGGTAGTATTGGTCAGGTTTATTTATTACAAGAAAAGCCATTAACCCCCTATACAACACCAAAGAAATATGTTATGAAAACATTACATCCTAGAGTCAAAAATGAAATTTATTATTTTAGGATTTATTATAATTTGATAAAAAACCTATCATTCATTAAGAGAATTTTAGATTCTAAATTTCCTTTTGATATCAATGGGTTTATAAATAGTTTTGAAGAACAGAGCGATTTTATCAATGAAAGTAATCATTTACTACAATTTAGAGAATATTATAAAAATAACGACATGATTATAATACCAAGATTATTAAAAAATTCAAGTGATATTATGATCATGAGTTATGAAGAAGGGGTAACATTTGATGAATTAGAATGTGATAAATATAATAAATATAAAATTGCTTTATTATTAACATCATTTGTTAGAAATAATCAACAAATCACAAACATGATACATGGGGATTTACACAAGGGTAACTGGAAAGTAAGAGAGGTAAACAATAAATATAAATTGGTAGTCTATGATTTTGGATTTTCATGGAGAGTCCCTGATAATAAGACATTTGGAAATTCAATGGTTTCTGAAATATTTGAAGATTCTGATGAGATAGATATAAATACAGATAAAATGACCGAACTATTTAAATTTTTAATTATAAATGGAGGAAAAAAAACCGAAGTAATTAAAGAATATTTAACCGATAATATTAATTATATAAGACCTTGGAATCTCGACCCTCATCGTATTTTTAATCTTACTGTTAAAATGTGTGTTCAGGAAAACATGAAAATTGACCCTATATTAATTCAGAGTATTATTCTGATTATTCAATGTCAAAAAATATTTATAGAATATAACATGTTATCTACTGACGAACATAAAATTTCATCGAGGGAGGTTTATCGTAAAAAATATTTAGATTGGTTAGCTTATTATAAATCAAATGATATTTTTCATGATTATTCTAAACTTATCATTGACAAATTAAACAAAGAACAAACTGAAATAAATAACCTTTTTGATTGTAATGAAATGCCTGAAAGTATTAAAAAGATAGCATTAAAAAATATATAAATTTGATTTTTTAAATTACCTAAAGTTTTAAGAAAGTATTTTAATTTAATATGATTGATGATACTCAAATAGAATACATCATCTGTCAGTATTTTAAACAAAAAGATATCCTCGCAAATCACCATACTGAATCTTATAATGATTTAATTGATAATATATTACCTAAAATATTATCACAATCATTCCCTCTGAAAGTTAATTTAAATAATAATAAAATCAAGAGTATTACATTAGATTTAGTTAATATTAATATTAATAAACCTTATTATACAGAAAACAATGGGTGTAGTAAGATAATGACTCCAAGCATTGCGAGATTAAGAAATTACACATATTCATTAGCAGTTAATATAGATTTAAGTATCACTTATAATATTATAGAACCGAATTCTTATGTAACTATCCCAAGTAAAATTATCAAAGATATCCTATTATGTAAGATACCAATTATAGTCAAGAGTAAATATTGTGTGTATAAAGAAGATATTAATTATGAATGTAAATATGATATTGGGGGATATACTATTATCAATGGAAATGAAAAGGTAGTGATAACACAAGAGAAAGTTATCCCTAATATAATTCAGATTTATAGCAATAATAAAATTTCATCAAAGTATAAATATCTATGTGAAGTAAAATCAAGTAATCCAAAGACATTTGGTTTAACTAGAACTCTAAGTATTCGTATTACAAATAAACAATCTATTTATAATAATGATATCAAAGCTCTCTTCCCACATTTGAAGAGTGATATACCTATCGCAATCCTAATGAGAAGTTTAGGTTGTTTAACAGATAAAGAGATTATTTATAATATTATTGATAATAATAATTCTAAGATTGACGGCCTTATAATTAAGATAGTTCAAAAATCTATAAGCGATTTCAGACATATAAATACTGAAGTGAAGGCGATTGAATATATCATGAAATATATCAACAATACAAATAATTATTACTCAAATGATGTAAAATATGATTATTGTAAAAATATCATTAAAAGAGATTTATTGCCTCATTTAGATAGCAATTATAAAAAGATAAAATATATTGGATTAATGATCAATAAATTAATCAAATGTTATTTAGGAATTGATACATGTAGTAAACGTGATAGTTATAGTAATAAAAGAATAGAAACAACGGGTGTTTTAATGGGTAATCTCATTAATCAATGTATTTCGCGTGTTATGAAAGATATTAAAAATTCAATTGTAAAAGAATTATCTCTTGGTTTATTAGCTGTTACAGATGATTATAGTAATATCATTAATGATGTCAATATTCAAAAAATGATAAAATCAAATTATACAGAAAATGTATTAAAAAGCGCATTAGCTACAGGTAATTGGGGTATTAAAAATAATATTAATAGGCAAGGTGTTTCACAGGTGCTTAATAGATTAACATTTATGAGTACACTATCTCATATGAGGAGAATTAGCACTCCCGTTGATAATACAGGGAAATTAATCGCACCGAGAAAACTTCAAAATTCTCAATGGGGGTATATATGTCCCACAGAAACACCAGAGGGGCAATCTGTTGGAGTTGTTAAAAATATATCCATGATGTGCGAAATTACTCATGAAATACCCATGGAACATTATATATCTTATATAAATCATCTTATTATTCAACTAGAATGTATTGATATTTATGAAGTAAATAAGATATTATTAACAAAGGTATTTATTAATGGGGATTGGGTTGGTTATTCTCAAAAAACAAATGAACTGATAGATCATATAAAAGAACTAAGAAAAAAGTGTATAATTCATCCACATGTTTCTGTATCATATTCTTGTAAAGATAATTCTATTTATATATTTTCAGATAGGGGGAGATGTATAAGACCATTATTCAATACAAATATCCATAATGTAAAGAAAGAAGAAATTAAAAATAAATCATGGGATAATTTATTAATATCAGATAATTCATATATTGAATATATTGATAGTCATGAAGTTGATAACACATTGATTGGTAATCATTCTTCACTAAAAGATAAAAATTATACGCACTATGAAATGAATCCATCTCTTATTCTTGGCACGATTGCGAATACAATCCCATTCTTAAATCATAATCAATCACCAAGAAATACATATCAATCCGCTATGGGTAAACAAGCTATAGGAGTTCATTGTACAAATTTTAATCAAAGATTTGATACTTTCTCTCATATTTTACATTATTCTCAAAAACCATTAATTAATACTAAAATAATGAAACATCTAAATTTTAATAGTCTCCCTAATGGAAATAATGTTATCGTAGCAATCGCTACTTACAGTGGATATAATCAAGAAGATAGTGTAATTATTAATCAATCGGCCATTGATAGAGGATTGTTCTCATCAACATTTTACAGAACTTATAAAGATGAAGAGCAAAAAAATCAAATTACAGGCGACGAAGATATCTTTTGTAAACCAGATAAAGATAGACTACTTTACCCTAAACCAGCCAATTATGATAAATTAAATACTAACGGTCTTGTAGAAGAAAATACTTATGTTTCACCCAATGATATTATCATTGGTAAGGTAATCCCTGTAAAACACGGCGATTATCAATACAAGGATAGTAGCACAACACCTAGGGCAAATGAGTATGGTATTATTGATAAGAACTATATGGATATTAATAGTGATGGATATCGTTTCTGTAATGTTAGAGTTAGGCAAATAAAAATACCTCAAATCGGTGATAAATTTTCAAGTAGGCATGGACAAAAAGGCACGGTTGGGATGACTTATAGACAAGAAGACATGCCAAGAACAAAGGATGGTATTGTCCCCGATATTATTATGAACCCACATGCTGTTCCGAGCAGAATGACTATTGCTCAGCTATTAGAATGTATCTTAGGTAAATCTTGTTCTGAATTAGGATACCAAGGAGACGGTACAGGATTTAATAATACAGATGTTAATGATATTATTAATTCTTTAGAATCTTGTGGTTATGAAGGTATGGGCAATGAAGTATTATACAATGGATTCAGTGGAGATCAATTAAAAACATCTATCTTTATGGGTCCGACATATTATCAACGACTCAAACACATGTCAGCAGATAAGGTTCATAGTAGGGCGAGCGGACCTATTGTATCTATGACAAGACAACCGGCCGAAGGTAGAATGGCTCATGGAGGACTCCGCTTTGGAGAAATGGAGAGAGACTGTATGATTGCTCATGGAGCAGCTTCATTCCTTAAAGAAAGATTAATGGATGTTTCTGATAAATATAGTGTTTATATTTGTAATGAATGTAATATGATAGCAACTGGAAATCATAAAGAATCGATCTATGAATGTAAAAAATGTAATAATTATGGAGATTTTACTAAAGTTTATATCCCTTATGCTTGTAAGCTTCTTATTCAAGAGTTGATGACAATGAGCATCGGTCCACGAATTCTAACAAATTAAATTTGATTATTAATTTGATTATTAATTTAATAATTTTTAAAAAACATTAATTAAAATGACTATCTTAGAGGATAAATGTGTTATTAAAAATGAAAAAGATGAAATCAAAAACAAGAAAAAATCTAAACATGAAAGGTGCTATCGCTGTAATAAGAAATTAAAAATGATGAGTTTTACATGTAAATGTAATATGAAATTCTGTGTAGCACATCAAAATCCTCATAATCATAATTGTTCTTATGATTATAAATCTGAAAATTGTAAAACCATTGAAAAAAATAATCCTAAATTAGGTAGTAAATTAACAAAGATTTAAAATATATATATATGTCATAATTTAATTATTTTTTTTGTGATTCTTTTAATTCTCTTTCTGCTCTAATTCGTTTTAAACTTTCTATAAACTCATTGTAAGTTTTTTCATGGTGTTCCGCCCTCCTCAAACTTTCTTCTCTTCTTGTCATTAAAACTTCTTTATAAACTAATTCATTGAATTTTTCATGGATAGCTCTAATTAAATATTCATTGTCTTTTTTTATATCTCTGCTATATCTTTCCCCTTGAAATTTATAATATTGATGTGTATTCTTTACAAGTGTTAGAGACATTTATTATCTTATTTAAATAAAATTTGATTATAATATTATCAAATTTTATTTAAATAATACAAATAAATATTATTTATATGAATCATACAAAAAGAATAAAAAATAAAAAAGCATCTTATTATAGAAAATTATACAAACAAAAACAAAAACAAAAACAAAAACAAAAGCAAAAACTACTTTGTACAGATATTAAATACATGATTCAATGCTTGCCAAAAGAGATTCAAAAGAAGCTATACATAATAACCTGGAGAAAATTCTGGAGAGAATATGTCCCAAAAACAGCAAAACCACCTTCATGGTTAAATCATATGAATTATGTCAAAAAATCATTATGGGAGGCAAAGCAAAAAAATATTCATTTCTTACATTTACCATTTAATACCCTACCTGAAAATAAAAAATGGATTATGGGATGTCAATGTGATTTCTGTATGAATGATACTGAATTATGTGCCATTGAAAAACATATATATTATTTAATACAATATAGAAATCCATATTATTTCCCTGATAAACTTATGCCTAGTGGACCAAGCAGTGATTGGAATGAATATTTAGTCCCTATTGGAAATGATAATTCAGAAATTTATCAATTTATGAAAGTATTTGATCCATTATGTGGATCTTACAAAGAAAATTACACAAGTAAACGTCTAAGAGAAGGGGGTAAATTTGAATTTAGTTATCCCATAATGTAGAAAAATTTGATTATGATTGTTTTTTATCTTTATTAAAACACAATAAGAGTCTTGTTATGGGAGGATTCTCTCTCTTATCGAGAGAACAGGAGAAGAAGAAAGTCTTTTTCCAGTTGGGAGGGAGATTCGGTTTACCCAAAGAATTAATCATTTATCTCTATCAGGTTTTATCGAATAGTATAAAGCATGACTTGAATTTACAAATCAATTTTCATAAAAATATTCTTTCATCTCATCTATGTGGTCATACAGGTGTAGAAATAAACGATAAGTTATTACAACCAGATAACCCATTTCAGTATAGATATCCTCTTGGAAAGGGGAATGAATGGATTATAAAATCAGATTCAAGTAGAGTAGAAAATATAATATATCATGGTTGCTATAACCAACTAAAATCAAGGGATATTATTCAGAAACAGATTGAAATTTATGGCGATTACAAGTTCTTATTAAGAAAACGTATCATTCGGTGTAGGGAATATTTTGAATCTTTAGAAGGGATAGAACGTATAAATTTCATTAACAATATAGGAATTGATTTGTTTGATTATTATTGGGATTATCTTGAAAGCGGAGGCGAATATAATCTTGTTTGTCAAGGGAATACATTCACTGGAGAATGGTTTGACTTCGTAGAAGAATAATAAATCCCTTTATCATCATAGTTTTTTTTTGAGAGTTCATAAATTTGATTTTATGATTAAATATAATCACACCAGATTACACGATCACATTGACTGATACTCGGTCAAACTTCATATTCACATATTTAGCAGTCAGCAGTCAGCAGTCAGCAGTCAGCA